ATAATACATATCATGATTTTACATGTGGTTCTTTACTTAAATTTATAATTAATGTATTAGTAATAGAAAAGTTTATTTTTATTAATAATGATAAAGAATTTGACTTTATTGTGGCAACTAATAAATTGATTGATAGTTGTATTGATTTAATAATAAAATCTAAAAAATTAAAACACCCCAAAACATTTTGTAATTATTTATTACCGTTTAAATTAAATTATTACTTTGAATAAATTAGTATTTTATATTCTATTTTATTTAACGTATTTATATTCAATAATATTCCATCATTATTTCATACCCATATTTTTTGATATTATTTTTTATTAATGGATGATTTAAGATAATATTAACTCTTCTTTCTTGTTCCTCCTTTAATGGAATACTAGTTATTTTTTTTTCTGTTTCCATGACTTTTATAAAATAATCTGGATCCTGCAAAATTCTCTGTAAATTAACTGTTGATTTCAAATGTTCAAACTCAATTTCTTCTTCTTTCGTTAAAATCATTTCATCTCTCCCATATAAACCATATTCTATATTTTTTTTAGACAAAAAATTTAGTCTTTCATCCATTTCCATAAAAGTTTCTTTTGAAACAGGAATTATATAATGATTTTTGATTTGCTCTGAGTATATAAAAACATCATAATATAAAAATAAGTCATAAAATTCCTTACGTTGTTGTGAACCAATACATTTAAAATATAATTTATTTAATGAATCTACAAATTTCAATCCTTCATCTGTTTTATCCAAGGTATTTATTAATTCATTTTGTGATATAATACATATTTTCGTTGGATTATTTTTATAAAATGTTAATTTACTTCTAACAGAAGAACAAATTGGCAATAAATCATCATAATAATCTATAGGGTTATTTAATGTTACGACATAATGAATACCATAATAATTGCCATGAACCATTTTTATTAATAATATATATTTTTTTATTTAAGCTATTTTACATCTTTTTCTAAAAGTTCGTATATCACAAGACCCATCATAATGAATATCCATAGTATAATTTGTATGTCCATCATCGGATGTTTTGTTAGGCAATGTAATAGTAAGACATATAGTGTAAAACCTTACATGCTTAGGATTTCTATTCATAAAATCAGGATTATAGTAATGTGGATTAAAGTAACCAGAACGGGTATAATAATCCGGTGTATGGTCAATCATAAATTTACATACTTTATTCAGTAAAGCAAATTGAGGATTGGTTTTCCAAATCCATTTTCTATTTTTTTCATCATATAATTTTCTAAAAGGTGTTTCATTTGCATAATCTATAATGGTTTGTATCAATACTTCTGGTAGATTCTTAAAAATATTATGTAACATATTTAAATTGTTATTTATTTAGTTTTTAAATAATCAAATCAATTTTTTATATTATTAAAAAACTACCATTTAAATCTAAATTATGGTTGTTTTAAATGAGAAAAGGTGTAAGATATTTGTAAAATTATTTACATTTCATCTCTTTTTATTTTGTCTCTAATCATCATTAGGTCATCTTGTGTAACTGGAGGAGATCCTCTTTTATGATGCGTTAACTTTGCATTTTGTGTTTGTAATAACAGATTTTTTAATTCAGCATTTTGTGTAAATTTTGCCATTTGAGCTTTATATAATTCCTTTTTACTTATTGCACCATAAAAATCTGGATCTATTTCCACCTCTTTAGGTCTTATTAATTTATCTTCATATTTACCACTTTTACCACCTGCTCCTTTCGCCATTGCTGGATCTTTCGACAAATCAGTTCCAGAATCAAGAGAGAAACTTAAGTAAAATTCTGGATTATTCTTTTTAAATTTAGATGCTTCATAATAATGTTGCACACTAGACCATTTATGATTATCCAAAGTAAATGGTTCTATCCAAAAATTAGATAATTTTTTTCTCCATTTTGGTATCGATGCCAAAGCAGAATATTCTTTTAACAAATCATTTGGTATTTTCTCTCCTGATCCTTTCCCTGGTAATGGTTTATCATTCGACTTTGAATAAAAAAGGAAAACTATTTCATCATTATATAATCCTCTTATTTTGGAATCAGACAAATCATCATATTCCGGTTCTTTTTCTTTAATAAATGATTTTTTTTGTGTTGATTTAAATTTTTGAAAATCAGGTATTATATTAAAAGGTCCTCCATTTTTTTCCATGCATTTTTCTGTTACTAACTTTTTAATATCAAATGGAATTTCCTGGAATTTAAATATTAATTTCTTTTTATAACCAACTAATTTATAATGAGAACCTGTATAATCAATCATAATATAAAATTCTGGATTAAAAACTCCAAGATTTTGTAAAATGGTATCATTTAATTGACCACATTGTAAAACATTGTTTAAATCATTTTCTTTATAAGCCTGTTCCGATAAAATAATTATTTTAACGTTTAATATTCTCTCTAAGGTAGAAATAGCCCAAGTTTCAGCCCAAAATTCACAACTTCTAATTTTTTTTTTGAATTTTTCTAATGTATCTACCCCCTTCATAAATTTATATTCGCTTAATATTTGTGCAGTTACTTTTTTTTCATAAATGAGTCTGTCATGTTTTTCTTTTACCTTTTTCACTGCTTCCGAGAGAATTTTTTTCTCGTTTCGATCCAAAACATTAATAAATTTTTCTTTTAAAGCATTATATTCTAACTCTAATTCTTTTATTTGATTGGTATCAGATATAATGGCATTATTATACATATCATATTGATCTTTATAGTTCATAAAAATAACTTCTGTTGCTTCATCAGATAATTTTGTTCTTAATTTATTAACAGATGTTTGCTGAGAGATAGAAGAAAATGCATCTCTTATTGTTGCAAATAAACAATCACCTCCTCCTTCATTATCAACAATTGTATAATATTTATTTTTCATGTATTTATTCATCCAGTTATCAGTTTTTTCAGAATGATATTTTTCTTTTATATCTTTTGCATCTTTGGGTAATTCTTCTTTTAATAATGGTGGAATAGGAACTCCTTTAGTAATTGTAAAAATATCCCTTCTCTCTTTGGGTAATTCATAATTAGATATTTTTTCCAAAAAAGCTTCTTCATTTTCTTCCTCTTGATCTTCATTTTCTTCTAATTCTTCTTTCGAAATATCCATTGTTGTATCAGGTTTTAATCGTAAGTTAAGTAACATGTCTTTGGTTACAAAACTATAAATTAATGGATCATTTAACTTTTCTACATCCAAATTATTATTATTATCCAAATTATTTATATAATTACTTGCTTCCATTTCATATAAACCAATTTGAACTACCTTATTGTTATGCTTAACTAAATAAATTGGAAAAAATAATATATTTTTATCTTCAAATGTATTTTTTGAATTACCAACAGCAATTATTATTTCGACATTATCTATTTCTATTTGATATAAATTCGCTTCCATATTTAAGTCTTCTACATCTACACTTTTTATTTCATGATAACTAACGTCATTATTTATTTTTGATAATACCATTCTTTATATTTAATATTAATATTTTATATTATTATTAAATAAAATAATAATTTATGTCCACAATACATATTTCTTCATAAAATTATCGTTTTTTAACTCATTCATATAATGCCATAATTGTTTTCTTTTATTTACTATCAAACTATTCTCTTTCATACTTTCAAATTCTACTAATATATGAATAATATCTTCTTTTTTACATTTTTTATAAGATTTTATAATTTTATTTAAACCATAATAATCTGTGATAATTAATAATTGTTTTATAGTAAAATTAATATTATAATTTACTTTATTACTTATTTGTAAATTTATATTTTCTTTATCATCAATATTACAATTAGTTTGTTTTTCTTCCAAATATAATTTTTCTAATTCTAACCATAAATTATTTAATACATTGTCATCTAAAGTCTCCTCTTGATATTCTGTGTCATTCATCTCTCCTAAAATAAAAGTTATATTTTCATTTTCATTTTCTTTTTCCATTTAATATTATATTATTTAATATAATATTTATATTATTTTCATTCTTTTTCTCTATAACATGTTATGTTTGATTTGATTTGATTTGACTATATATAAATATAATAAGATATAAATATATTTTATAAATATATAAATATTAATGCAAAAAATTGTCTTAGTTTATGGTTTCGAATACGAATGGAAAATTTATTTTAAAGAAGATGCTATACTTTGTAAATCAATTAATACTAAAAGCCCATTTTATGCTGCTCCTTTTATCATTGAAGAAACGGATGTAAAAAAATGATTCAAAATAAAACCGACATAGAGTTATTAAATAAAGATGCTTTTAAACAAATAAATAAATTAGCTAGAAGTAGACAGGAAAAAGCAAGATGGCAATTAGTTTTTTATGGAAATAATTTAAAATTTAATGTTGGATATGAAAGTGAAGGAGATGAAAACGGAGATGGACGATAAATAATATTACATTTCTATCATATCCATAAATTTAAATATAGATTTATTTGTTAAACTTAAATAAGATTTCGATTTACTACTAGCTAATTTTTCAATTACTTCTATTAGATTTAAATTATCTATCTTTTCATTTATATAATCACTTTCTAAAAATAATTCTCTTTTAAACAAAATTGCAACATTCTCTGTTATTTCATCTACTTCATTCTTTTTATTTTCTTCTCCAATAAATTGTTGAATTTGAATTAATAAATTCTTTAATAATTGAATAATCTTATCCTTCGTAATAATATTATTTACCATTAAATTCACAAAGAAAGCACTCAGTGCCTTTCTTTTTTCATTTTCTTTATTAATTTTACAAAATTTATCATAATCTACAATCGAATCAACATATTCTATTGTATCAAATAATTCCATATATTTATTAAAACTATCTTCAAATACTTCTCTCATTACATCATATTTATTTATTAAATCAGAATACAAATCAGCATATATTTTCGAATAAAAACGATTAGTAGATGCAATATCAAAAATTGTGGTTCCTACAGAAGAAATCTCTTCCATATTATTATTATCTTTCGTGATAACCTCAATTATTTCCACTATTTTATTTTTAATATCTAAATAGTTTTTATCTGTCATTTTATTTAAATAAGATCGTATTACATCTACTTGTGCTTCAACACCATTCTTTTGTTCAATTTTAGTAGTTTGAAAACTTCTTAGCGCTTCCCAATCATCGTCATTAATTATTTCCATGTTTTTGTTATTTTTCTTTTTTTTAAATGCAGAATTAGGTTCTTTAGTAAATTCTGGTTTAGCAGTAAGATCTCTTTTTTGAAAAACAGGAGTTTTTACATAAGAGGGTGAACCAACTTGTAAAGATAAATTAGATATTAAATGAATGGTTTCATCAGGTAATTTATAGTCAAATCCATCAAATGTTATATTCACAAAATCTTTCAAAGTATATTTTACTAGTGCCATTTTTGTTAATACTAGAATATAATAACTAGTATGTTTATATCAATTTTATTTAAATATATAATAATAAAATTAAATAAACTTAAATACATTTATCATTATTATATACAATGTCAACGTTTAAAAACGATTTAAAACCGGAAACAAAATATCAAGAAGAGGAATATGATACTTCTTATGAAATTAATTCTTGGGATGAACTTGAAATGGACCCAAATATCTTGAGAGGAATATTTGCTTATGGATTTGAAAAACCAAGTCCTATTCAAAAAAAAGCAATTAAACCTATTATGCATGAAAAAGATATAATTGCGCAAGCACAATCTGGAACAGGAAAAACAGCTGCATTTTGTATTGGTGCTTTATCAAGAATTAACCTGGCTATTAATAATACTCAAATTCTTATTCTATCTCCTACGCGAGAGTTAACTAGTCAAACTGCTAGTGTAATTACTAGTTTAGGATCTATGATGAATGGATTTAAAGTGCAAACATTATTTGGAGGATGTCATATTGATGATAACTATGATAGCTTAAAAAAAAATATTCCTCATGTCATTTGTGGTTGTCCAGGCAGAGTTTATGATATGATGCGTAGAGACAAGATTACTTCAAAAAATATTAAATTGGTTATTCTTGATGAAGCAGATGAAATGTTGTCGTCTGGTTTTAAGGAACAAATATATAATATTTTTCAATATTTTAATACAAACATTCAAGTTGCATTATTTAGTGCAACACTTCCTGAAAATATTTATGCTATTACAAATAAAATAATGAGAAATCCAGTTAAGATTTGTGTAACAGCTGAATTATTAACTTTGGAAGGTATCTCCCAGTTTTATGTTGCTGTTGAAGATGATCGACAAAAATATGCAACTTTAAAAGATTTATATGGTATGGCTTCTATGTCGCAGTGTATTATTTACTGTAATAGTGTTAAAAGAGTTTCAGATTTATATGAAGCAATGGTAGAAGATGATTTTCCCGTTTGTTGTATTCATAGTAATATGGAAAAAGCAGAAAGAGATTTATCTTTTGCAGAATTTAGAAATGGAAAGTGTAGAGTATTAATTTCTTCTAATGTTACAGCGAGAGGAATTGATATTCAACAAGTAAGCACCGTTATTAATTTTGATATTCCAAAATGTGTTCATACTTATTTACATAGAATAGGTAGAAGTGGTAGATGGGGTAGAAAAGGTGTAGGAATTAATTTTATAACTAGACGCGATATTAGTAAATTAAAGGAGATTGAACAATATTATTCTTCTGAAATTAAAGAAATGCCTAGTGATTTAAATTTTTTTAAAAAGAACTAAATTAAAATCGTTTTGTTTTATATTACCTATGTTTATTTAGAACTCGTTCAATTAAATTATAATATTTCTATTTTTTTATAAATATGACAAAAATAGAAGAATTAAAAGATCAATTTAAATTACCCATTTATTTTAATGATAAAAAAGTTTCTATTAAAAATAATATTGTAACTGATTTAGAATTAATACAAACTATTGATACCTCTAACAATGAAAATTGTATCTACAATTTCGTTTTTAATCAAACAAGCAAAGAAAAAAATGAATTTTCTCACCATGTAATGACACAAGTATGTGATTATTATACAACAGATACTGAATTTTTACAAGAAACACAATTAATATTAAAATCGTATCAATGTTTGAATTTAAATTTGAATATAGATTTGGATAAAGAAAGAGAGAAATTAGACAAAAAATACAATGAAATAATGGAGGTATGGAAAGATATCAAAACAGATAACAATTTCAAAGAAAAATATTATTTTATGGATTGGCCACAACTAGAATTTTTAAATAAATCGGAATATTTTTTACAATCTATGAGCATGTTTAATTTATTATCTCCTATCATTTCCTTATTTCTTCCCATTATTATATTAATTATTCCATTTTTTATAATAAAATTAAAAGGAATTCATCTTAGTATAAATGAATATGTGGAGACACTCAAAATTATTATTTCTAATCATACATTAGGAAAATTATTTACTCAATTTCATGAGGTTAAAATAGAACAAAAAATTTATTTATTATTTTCAGCTGCATTTTATGTTTTCTCTATTTATCAAAATATATGTATTTGTTTGAAATTTAATAATAATATGAAAAAAATTCATCAATCTTTTGATACTACTTTAGTTTATATAGAAAATACTATTTTAAAAATGGATAATTATTTATCCTATTCTTCATCTTATACTAGTTATGCATTATTTAATGATTCGATTATTCAGAATAAAAATATATTAATTGAATTTTCCAATAAAATTAAGTCATTATCCAAATATAAACTTTCTTGTTCCAAGGTTATGGAAATTGGAATTGTTTTAAAATACTTTTATGAATTATATGAAAATAAAGTTTATAATAATGCATTTTTATATTCTTTTGGATTTAATGGTTATATAGATTGTATTGAAGGATTATTACAAAATATAGGAAATAGACAGATGAATTATGTCGATTATACCAAGGATAAAAATAAAAATAAAATTACAAACAATTATTATGCTCCATTAAAAAATATGGATCATGTAAAAAATAATATTAAATTAAAAAAAAATCTCATTATTACAGGACCAAATGCATCCGGTAAAACAACTATACTTAAATCTACATTAATAAATATTATTATAAGTCAACAATTTGGTTGTGGATTCTATGATTCTGCAACATTGAAACCATACAAATTTATTCATTGTTATTTAAATATACCAGATACATCTGGTCGAGACAGTTTATTTCAAGCAGAGGCTAGAAGATGTAAAGAAATATTAGATATGATTGAATTACATCCGAATGAAACACATTTTTGTATGTTTGATGAATTATATTCTGGAACGAATCCTGATGAAGCTATTTCAAGTTCAATTGCATTTATGAATTATCTAGTTAAAAATAAAAATATTACTTCCTTATTAACAACACATTTTGTGAAAGCATGTAAAAAATTAAAGAAAAATAAATTAATGGAGAATTATCATATGAATACTTCCAAAATAAATGGAAGAATTGTTTATTCTTATTTGTTAAAAGAAGGAATTTCTGATGTAAAAGGAGGTATCAATATATTAAGTGATATGAATTATCCAAAAGAAATTCTTAATACCATAACTTATCATTAATTTTCGTTTCTAATTATGTTTCTTATTAATTTTCATAATTTTCTATTCGTTAGTTAAATAATTAAAATATATAATCTTTTTGTAATATGCCTTCTTTAACAGATTTATTTAATCCTTCTTTTTTAATGTTTTTAGGAATATTAGTATTAGTAGTTGCTGTTCTTGTGGTATTTTTTGAAAGTAAGTTAAGAGAACAAAATCATAAAATAAATTCAATGCTTAGTTTGGTTTCATCAATGGCAGAAGAACTTAATGGTATTAAATATGTTTTAAAATCTGCGATTCCTAATCCTATTCCAAGTGGCGGAAATTCGTATATGAATAATTTAGATACTAGTATTTATAATCATCCTTCTTTAATCCCTGTTTCTGACGACGAGGAAGATACAGACGATGATGAGGAAGATTCTGATTCTGATGATGAAGAAGGTGAATCAGATAATGATGAAGATGAAGAACAACATGAAGTTGAATCATATGATTCTGATACAAGTTTTCATGTTAATGGTATAATTCAAATTAATGATGATTCCAATGATAACGATATTAAAGTATTAAATATTGGTGAATCCTTAAACATACAATTAAATTACGATAATGATAATGATAATGATAATGATAATGATAATGATAATGAACATGATTTAGAAGATGATTTAGATGAATTAGATGATTTATTAAGTGATAATGATTCTGTTCCAGAGAAGAAAGAATCTAAAAACAAAGAAAATATGAATATTAATTATAGTGATATAAAATCGATAAATATGTCTGAAATAGATTTAGATTTAGAAGAAACAAAAAATATTGATGTTTTAGATTTAAAAAAGTTGTCTCTCAATAAACTAAGAAAAATAGTTCTTGAAAAAGGGTTTGTTCATGATTCCTCTAAATTAAAAAAAACAGAAATATATAAATTATTAGGAGTAGAATAGGATATTATTTGTCAGGTATAGAATAAGATTTTATCTACAAGTAATATAATTAAATATGTCATGGGCTACTTGTTTTTCAGGATCTAATAATATTCATTTCAATTCTCCACCAATTATGACGGATGGAAGAAATTATTCCTCTTGGCAACCTGAGGCAGTTATTAATAAAAGGATTCAAACACAAGAAAATATCAAAAGTAATTGGCAATATCGTCAATATATGCAACATAATGGACTACAAATTATGAAATATAATAATTTAGAATATTGTTATGATATGGGATTACCACCTCATTATACAAGTGATAAAACTCCCTCCTCCAATATTACCAATGTTCCTTTCTTATATAAGTCTTCATTTGATAATAGTAAGCCAGGATTTGGATATAATAATAGTGATTTAAAAAACCCTTATTTGAGTAGGGAACAATTAAATGCACGATTGGTTTCTCCATCCATTAATCCTAATAATTTTTATAATTAAAATTTATAATTAACTTAATAATCTAGTTAATAATCTAGTAAAAATACAATATAATAATAACTTTATTTATTATTATTATATGAAAATAATAAGTATTGATGTTGGAATAAAAAATTTAGCATTTTGTCTTTTTGAAAGTGATTCGATTGATATTAAAAATACATTTAAAATTAAAAAATGGGATTCTATTAATGTTGCTGAAAAAGACTCATTACTAACTTGCACCCATTTAGAAAAAAATGTTATATGTTTGAAACCAGCCAAATATCGAAAAGCCAATCAATGTTTTTGTTTAAAACATGCCAAAAAACAATGCTTTCTTATTCCAACCTCTCAATTAAAACCTAGTTATATAAATAAACAAAAAATTCAAGATCTTTATGATATTGCAGATAAATATAATATAAGTTTTGAAAAACCTATAAAAAAATTAGATTTATCTATAAAAGTTAATGAATATATGAATAATATTTGTTTTGAAGAGTTACATGCAACACATGCTGATCAAGTTGATTTAATTACTATTGGTAATAATATAAAGTATAAATTTGACGAATTATTTATGAACGAAGGAAAAATTGATTATGTCATTATAGAAAACCAAATAAGTCCTATTGCCAATAGAATGAAAACAATTCAAGGTATGATAGCTCAATATTTTATCATGAGAGAACAAGTTATTACTATTCAGTTTATATCTGCGTGTAATAAATTAAAAGAATTTAATAATAACGATGTTGTCAAAGAAATAAAAGATAAAAAAGATAAAGATAAAATAGATAAAGATAAAAAGGAAGAAAAAACTATTATGAATTATAGTGAGAGAAAAAAATTGGGAATATTAAAATGTTTAGATATTATTCAAAAAGAAGCAATTTATTTTGAATGGCTATCCTATTTTGAAAAACATAAAAAAAAAGATGATTTATCAGATTCATTTTTACAAGGAATATGGTTCATTAAAAGTAAACTTATTTTATAAATAAATATTTTTTTGTTTAGCCAAAAAAATAACTTTTACCTTTTAAAAAAATATATATATTGTAATTCGTAATACTTAAAATTATATGTTCTAATTAATCAATAATAATGAATTCAGATATAATTGAAATTTCAACATTAGATTTAGATGAAAATTTGGATAGTCATTGGTCCTCTAAACAAACCAAATCTACTAATTTTGGAGAAGGAATAGAACTTTTAATGAATGACAAAGTGAAAGAAGGAAATCGTAAATTAACAAGTGAAATAGATTTAGAAGATCTAAATAATTTAGAAAATGAACTTAATGATTTAGTTGATGATATCCCTAGTGAAAATATTCAATTAAAGTCTAATTTATTTGGTGGAAATAATAATAGTGGTGAAGATACACACAAAGTTCGATTTAATGATAATCATTCATTAGGTCAATCTACAGCTGAAAATGGACAAGCTGATAATAAAACATGGGATGGGTTTTCCAAATTTAATAATATACCTATGAATCCAGAAAAACAGATGCCATCTCAACCTCAGTTATCAAAAGAAGAGCATTTAAGAGAAAAATTTAAATATTTAAGAAAATTAGAAGGGTTAGAGAAAAAAGGAGTAGAACTATCTAAAAAATATAGTATGGAATCCTCTCTTATGGAAATGCAAGGAGAATATGAAACTATTATGGAAGAAAAAACAAAGCAAAATTCTGTTAAATTTCAAGGTAATATGCTTATGGCAGTTATTAATGGTATTGAATTTTTAAATAATCGTTTTGATCCTTTTGATATAAAATTAGATGGATGGAGTGATCAAGTCAATGAAAATATAACTGATTATGATGAAATATTTGGTGAATTGTTTGAAAAATATAAATCGCGTGCATCTATGGCTCCTGAGTTAAAGATGTTATTTCAATTAGGAGGTAGTGCAATGATGGTTCATATGACGAATACGATGTTTAAGAGTGCAATGCCTGGTATGGATGACGTATTACGTCAAAATCCTGATTTGATGAGACAATTCCAATCTGCAGCTGTTAATACTATGTCTAATACTAATCCAGGATTAGCTGGGTTCATGGGTGGTCTAATGAATCCTGAACCTGAAGTTCCTTTTGGTCGTGGACCTCCTCCTCCTCTAGCTACTCATGGACCTAACGCTGTTCCTCCTCCAAATTATAGACCAGGTAATAATAATTTTGCTCCATCTAATATGAATTCTCATCAATTAAATATGGGTCGTAATTCTTTTTCACAAGTAGATGATCGTATTAATGTTCGTGAAACGTTTAATAATGATCATTTACAACAAACGAATAGACAATCCAGACCAGATATGAAAGGCCCAAGTGATATTTCAGAAATTTTATCTGGATTAAAAACCAAAACAATTAATATTCAAGAATCTTCTTCAACGAATAATAATAATAATAACAATAATAATGATAATAGCACCATTAGTATTAGTGATTTGAAAGAGTTACAATCAGATGGTAATTTACCAAAACGTAGTAAACGTAAACCAAAATCGGATAAAAATACTATTAGTTTAGATATTTAAATTCATGAATAAAAGTATTTTATTTTATTTTAATTTTAGACTATTTTTTCTTTTTATTTAATTACAATAATTAAATAAAAAATTTTTTATACAAATTAATTTGTTATGTTAAATGTGTCAATTTTATCTGTTGATGATATTGAATCTAAATAATTAGTATTATATAAATAAGGTAAACATGATATAGTGAATTTTCTTCCAAACAACGATTTACTATTAACTAAATAGCTTAATTCATCTTCAGATAAAGAAGAATAATTCTTTAATCCTCTAAAGGAAGGATAAGGATAATCAATACCCTCCCAGTTACTAAATGTGCTAGCATCACTAGCCACATTATTGGTAATATTTATTTCATTTTCCATTTTTAAGAGTTTAATATAGGTTAAATAAAAATATTCTGCAGGTGCATATACATTTTTATAATGTTCGGAAATAATAATATCTTTATCGACACAAAGTTTTCCAACTAATTTTCTGTTTAATATAAACCAATTATGAGATTTAGAAATATATTCTTTATCAATATAAGGTAATAATGAATTACAATTAGGGAAACATTGAATGGAAGGACATTCATTAAAATAACCCTTTTCATCTTTTGTTAACATACTATATATATAATCAAAAGATTTCAAAGGTATACATGAACCAGAAAGAATACAAAATTTATTATTTTCTTCGCATTTAAATGCTTCTCTAAATAACACATTATATGCTAATGGAATTGTAAAATCATCATATTTTGTTTCAATACAATTTTTAATTTTATAATTTTCAAAATAAGTTAAAGGAAGATCTACTTTATAGTGAATATATATTTTATATTTAGTATTAGGTATATTTTTAAAAAAAGTATACCATAATTCTTCATGATTTATTACATCATTAATTAAAAAACAAAAAGCTATTTTTTTCATTCTATGCAATGAATTATTCATTTATATTTATATTGTAAAAAATAAAATATTACTTTTTTTACAATTAAATTTTTATTTTTCCTTTATTCAAAATGAATCTTTAAATCCAATACCTTTTCATACTTAGTTTCAATTAATTTTTGTATCGCAGGAGCTTTTAATATCTTGTCTCTTTTCAAAATATCTGATGATTCTGCAATTAAATCTTTACAATTTTCTATAATTACTTCAGCACATTTATACGCATTATTAATTAATTCTATTACATCATTGTCAATACATTCTTTATATTTCTCACTTAAATTCGGATATATAACATTAGTTCCCATTCCATAATAAACTACCATTTTTTGTGCCAACTTTAAAGCCTCTTCAAAATCATTAATAGCCCCTGTTGTAACGGAAACACCATAAAATGCTTCCTCTGCAATCCTTCCTGATAATAAAATCATAAGATGTTCAAATAAGGCTTCTCGAATATAAATATTACTAGTGGATCCTTCAAATACTGTATATCCAGGACTTTTGGGAGAATATAAATTAATAATTACTTTGGAAACTTTCGAATGATGTCTGGATAGAATACCAACAATCGCATGACCCATTTCATGGATTGCAATATGATCAATAATATTACTAGTAAATTCATGTTCATTTGGCTGCCAACCAGCCATCATTTTATTCATAACTAAATCAATATCAGTATAATTAAATGATGTTTTATTCATACGCAATGCATTTAACATTGCTTCATTTAATAAATTTTCGATTTCGGCTCCTGATAAACCTTCCGTTAATTCTATTAAGTCTTTAATTATGATATTATCATCATAAGGCTTTCCTTTTATATGAATATTCAAAATAGCATCTCTCGTATTTACATCTGGTAAACCTATAAATATTTTTTTATCAATTCTACCTGGTCTAATTAATGCATTATCAAGTAAATCTACACGATTTGTTGCGCCAATAATAAAAATTCCTGTATTATTTTTAAATCCATCCATTTCTACCAATAGTGCATTTAAAGTATTATCTCTTTCATTGGAGGAGCTTTCACCATCTGTAGATCTTTTTCTACCTAATGCATCTATCTCATCTATAAAAATAATACATGGAACATTTTTTTTAGCTAATTCAAATAATTCTTTAATTCTTGTTGGTCCGACACCAACATACTTTTCTTGAAAATCAGACCCAGATACTGGAATAAAATTACATTTTGCTTCACCTGCAAATGATTTAGCAATTAATGTTTTACCATTACCTGGAGGTCCTTCTAAAATTAATCCTTTTGGAATCCTAACATTATATTGATTATATTTTTCATAATTTCTTAATATATCTACACATTGTTTTAATTCTTCTTTTACGTTTGAATATCCACCAACATCTTTAAAGGAAATAGGATAATTTTTTATAACTGCGAAATTCTTGGATTTTAAAGATCGTTCTCCTTGTCCTTGATTTCCAGAATATCTTTTTCTGGTATGTATATTATCATCATCGTCATCATCATCATTATTAAAATCATTATTATCACTGTTAAAATCATTATTAAACATATTCCCATTATTCACTTCAAATGTTAAACCATCTAATGGATTCAATGGATTAAATGAATTTTTATTTAAAAAAATTCTTAATTTGGGTAATTCTGACTCATTTCTATTTTCAAACAAATTATCATCCATTCCCAAAATACTATTTTGTTGAATCGTTATATTTTTAGAATTTAGTCTTTTAATATAATCTTCATAATATTTTGTAGATAATGGATGTTTAAGATATACTATAGATGAATGTCTATGTTTTATCTTATTTAAAAAAGTATTTTTATTTAAAAAACAAGTTAATTTATTTAGTTTTAAAAAACTAAATAATAATGTAAATGTATGAATTAATAACATTTTATACATATATATTTTGATTCATTTATGTTGTTTCAAATGAAATAAATAATTTATTTCATTTGAAACAACAATATTATTTTTTAAAAAATATAAATTAAAATTTTTTTTTAAAAAATAATATTTAAAATACATATATGCATAATTTGGATGAAAATGTTGTTATAACAAAAAAAGAATCTGAAAATAAACCAATGGAGTTTATTGTTGACTGTAATGAGGAAATAATGAATAATATAAATGAATTACCAAAAAAACCAGATTTAAAAGAAGTATTGCAAAACTTATCTGAATTAGAATCGGAAAAGCAGGAAATAATGAATAATTTACAAAAACCAGATTTAAGTGAAAAAGCTAAATCACAAGAAGAAATTTTATTAAAGGCAGTTAATATGATGATACAAAATATAAATGATTACCTAAGAAAAGAAGAGGAAGAGGAAGAGAAAGAGAAAGAGAAAGAAAAATTGAGTTTAGATAAAGAAAAGGAAGAGAATGAAAAAAAGGAAGAAAGTAAATAAAAAGGAAAAATTATGCATTAAGGATTCCTTCTACATAATAAGTATCAAATTCTACTTTACCAAAACTAATTGTTATTATTGTTTCATCATTTAACCAAATATCATGTTCATCCTTAGACATATAAATAATCATTTCATTTAAATTTTCACTATTTGTATTTATTACAGGATATTCGTAAGATGCATAAAAATCCCAACCAGGCTTGTTATCTGTAATATCGTATGGTTTTAAAGTTTTTTCAATATTATTATATGTATAACATTGAATTACGTTAATATCTATTCTTATTATTTTTTGTTTATACTGATGAAATAAGATAGTTGGATCTAATGTAGATGTTTTATGAATATCCATTAAAATATCTTTCTTTTCAGAAATAATAGATGCACTTTTTTCACCATCTGGAAATACATAAGATAAAGCATATATTAACATTATTTGTTATTTATTAAGTATAAAATCTATTTATGTTTTTTTATTATATAATTAAAAATTGATTTTTAATTATATAAATGTAAATGTAACTATAGAACAAAATAATGGCATATATTACAAATATTGAATTAGATATTTTCCTTTCTATACCAGAGGATAATAATAATATACAATTTATTAGAAATAATTTAATTTCTCTAGGATATAAAATAATAGATAGAACCATTTATATGGAAAATCAAACAAATTATGATGAAAATGAATTTGAATATATTATAAAAAGATTAATTAATAATGCAAAATATATTTTTATTTGTCAATCCAAATTAACCTATTCTTCCTATTTACAAATAAAAGAATTAAATGAAATAATTGAGAATAACCATTTGAATAAAAACAATATATTTTATTTAATACTAGACCCTCATATTTTTTATAGCAAAAAAAATATATCTTTCCCAATTAATGACCTAACATGTTGTTATAATACATTACAACATTTAATTAAAAATATGAATATTAAAAATGATTAATTATTAAGTCATCAAATGTAAAGATATTCATTTATAATATTATTATTTTATCGTAAAAATATTATTAAATAAAAAAGATATATTATATAATGAACGACATAGAAGAACAAATATTATATAAAAAAAATGATTTTACATTTAAAAAATCAGAAGAAAGTGTTTACAATCTAAGTTTTACAATAAAAAATGACTACATTGACTTACCATCTATTATTACTTTTGAATTTATAAAAGCATTTTTAACTTTAAATACAAATATATATGAAAGGTTTGAATTTATGCAAATGAATCCTCAGGAAGCAACGATAAGTATTTTATTTAAACATTTTTTTCAAGACCTTGGTTTATTACAAAAATATGCCTATTTACATATTTATAAAAATATTATGGAACAAAAAATTACGTTTACATGTGTTTCTTTACATGCGGATAAGCCTAGTTTTATTCCTAATAATATTCAACTATTAAATATAGATACTATTAAATGTGATTGTAATATAATAACACATCATGACATTAATTTTCAAATTAAAATCATACTTAATAATGATGTTGTAATACCAAATTTTGCAGAAGAAATAATTGGTATTTGGCTTTATAAAATAGTTAAGCGATTAAAACAATTTATAGAAACCTTAAAGAATACTATAAAAGAATGAATATAAATTTAAAAATAGATAATTGTCTTTTTGTTTTAAGAATAGTCTGGATTTTTTTCAAAGAATATCTTTACTATTCTTTTTTTCATCATGATTATTGCCTTTTTATCTATGAAATTACTTTTCAATTATCTAATATAAATATTTTATATGTTAAATTATTTCAAGCATTATCCATGAATAAAAATTTAATTAATAGTGAAATAAATGATGAATTAGTAACATTTACGGATAATGTAAGTTGGTGTGTGACAGATATTGATTATATCACATTAAATAATATTAAAAATGATTATAATTTGATATTTGATAATGGTTTTGTTCCATTTAAATCAGGTATGATTTCTCTCGTTTTTTTATGTAATCATTCTGTAACGAAAGAGAGATTTATTATTAAAATAAAAAGAAAAAATATTGATGAAAATCTAAATAATGCAATAGAAAAAATCATATTTTTGTTCAATATTCTCTCTTTTTTACCTTTTATACAAAAATACAATATTAAATCTTTTATTAAAGAAAATATCGATGTTATTCAAAAACAAACCGACTTTAATCAAGAAATCAAAAATATGAATAAAATGAGAGAGAATTGTAAAAATATGTCTTATATAAAAATACCTTATGTTATAGAAAAAATTACAACTAAATATGATAATGTAATATGTATGGAAAATATCGAAGGGTTACATTTAAAAAAAGTAGATAAAAAGGATTATTCAATCTTTGCCAAATTAATTATTAAATTTGGATTAGTAACAACTTTGTTTCATGGAGTGGCTCACGGTGATCTTCACTGTGGAAATATTTTATTTATAAAAAAAATTAATCTTGAAAATGATTATGAATATAAATTGGGTATCTTGGATTTCGGCATATTATTTGAAATAGATGAAAAATTCAAAAATACTTTATTATCTATATTATCTCAATTTAATAGAATAGATTCACTTGATATTGCAAAAAAAATAATAGATGCTGGCATTATAGAATCTTTTAATAAATTAGATCCTTTACCCAAAAATATATATAACGATATAACTATGATTATTAGTAATATTGTAAATCAAACACTTTCTACAGAAAAAGAATTATTTCACCAAGCAAGAATTTATGATTTTTTAAATAATTTGAATAATTATATTCAAACCAATGATTTAAAAAAAATAGGAATTAAACCAAGTAGCAATTTTTTAAAATTACAATTATCTTTATCCATGTGCCATAGTCTAACTTTATTATTATCGGAAGATAATATACTTGTATTATTAAAAGAAGTAATTCAATCTTTATTTCATTTGGATTTGTTAGAAGATGAAGATGATGATATATAATTTTTTTTTTTTTTTTAAAAATTGAAAGAAAATATTATATTAGTAATAATTCATATCATTGTATAATAGTATGAATAATTTAATTAAGAATAGTTTTGATGAAAAATATGATGAACTAGTCAAAATGCTTATTCACAAAAAATTAAATCCACCAGAAGTGAAATATACTCCTAGTTTTTATAAAATAAATGGTATCATACAAAAAATCAAGTTTGATTTACATGGAATTGGTAAACTGTATGAGCAATACACATATAATTCAACTGACAATAAAGTTGCTAAATTAATTCATTATCATAAAAGTTATGATTATAAAACATATTCATTAATTCGTAAAAGGATTAAATTATGTAAACCAAAAAGAGCAAAAACAAAAGAAGAAGAAGAAATGGAAAAAAAATGTTTGAAATGCATTAAAGATTGTAATAAATTTTTAGAAAAACTAAAGAAAAAGACACTATAAAATGTATAAATAAGTTTTTAAACAATATTTTTATCAATAATTACTTCTTTTGCAATAGATTTTATTATTTTATTTTCATTTATGTCATCATTATTACCTGAACCACCCATTGCCTCAATAATAATATGATTATATTGATCACTTTTTAATGAATCACTATAAACACAATCAGGAAAATGATCTTTCCATACTGGTATCATTTCAATATTTTTATTTACAACATGTTTTATCGCCTTTTTTATTTTTTTATTTTCTTCATTTTCTTTTTCCCATTTATCTTCATCTTTTACATAAAGTATTTCTCTCTTTGCATCACTACAATGAACTGGTCTTTTTTCAATATCTAATGATTTAAGGTTTTTAATAATGATATTAGATATACCATTGATAAATCCTAATTTTCCTACTGATTCTAAATCATTTAGTTGTAATTTGAGAGAATCAACAAAGTCCATAATATTCATTGCATCTTTACACGTTTCATTCAAAAATACGTTTAAATTAAATGTTTTATTATGACTATTGGTATGATTATTTACAATAGTAGTTGGTTTTAAATTTTTACAGACCTCTAATATAATGTTTTTCATTTCTGTATGTTCTTTTAATAAAACCTTGATAATATCATCATCTTGACACGATATTGAATGTAATTTATTTTCATTATTATTATAAATATGTTGATTTTCATATACATTTTCGGACATTTTTTGGACACAATTGTCATTTTTTTTGTGTCTAGATAATCCAGATTGAAATTTATATTTTCTATTACATTTTTCACACTGAAAACATTTTTCGGCATTTTTTGGCATTTTTATGTTATCATTTTTATCATTTTGACATATTTGGACCATTTTTTGATGTTTAGGTGTAAGTAGATGAGACAAATAATTGCTATTTTTGCAGCATACAAAGTCACAAAATTTACAATTAAATATTTTCACAATTTTCGGCATTTTTTGGCATTTTTCTGTTATCATTTTTATCATTTTAAAATATTATAAAAAATACCTAAATCATTTTTTTCCGAAATAATAAAAAAAGTATCGTAACAAAAAAAAATTTTTTTTTTTGACACCACACCATAAAAAAAATTTATGGTAAGGAGGAACATTTTGTGTCAAGTTTTACCCATGGTTTTCAAAAATGGACAAAAAAAATGTCCAAAATCGATTTTCCTTTTTACTTTCTGAGACAAAAATATACAAATATTCCCCTCTTTTTCTTTAAGTAGCTTTAAAATATATATATATTATATGATAATTATACCAATTGGAGTTCAATGTTTAAATGCTGTTTTTAAGAATAATATACAAAAAACAGCTACATTACCATTTGATTGGATATTTTCTAATCCAAAATTTGTATTTGAAATATTAGTATTATTACTTGAAAAAAATATTAATATTGAAGAATTAGTTAAAAAACATTTTTTTTATTGTGAAAAAAAAGTAAAAATAAATGGTTTAGAACATTATTATACTTGTGATGATGGAACTGTTGGTTATAATACAAAATATGATGTTATTTTCCCACATGATGATGATAGTATTGAAACTATAAATAAATATATAAGAAGGTTTGAAAGATTAAAAGATATAATATTACATTCCACAGAAAAATTATGTTTTATATATTCTTCAACATCATCATTAGATAGTGGCAATTTTACAATAGATGAAAATATTATAATAAAAGATGTATATATTTATTTATCTAAAATTTACAAATTAATTGGTAAATTTAGAAATAATTATAAAATATTATTATTTGATGCAATACAAGAAGAAAAAATAGAATTATTAGATGAAAATATTATTTTATGTAAATTGAATAAATGCGATGATTGGAAAGAGTTATTATTTCAAATGAAAAAATATAGAGTTTTTTTTACATAAATATTAATTTTAATAATAAATATATAAAAACTAAATTCAAAATATATTATACATAAAATGTTGTTATTTTTATTGCTAAGTTTTTGTTTTGGTAGCTTATCTTTTATACAACCAAATATTTGTTTAAATTGTAAATTTATTTTAGAGGAAAAAAATTTATCTAGTGGTAGATGTTTGTTATTTCCTATTGTCGTTAAAGAAGATCCTATTGTTAAACAAAAAAACATGATTGATTTTTTAGTTACAGGTTATATACCTCCTCCAAAAAAAGTTGAATATCATTATTGTTATGATGCTAGAGAAAGAAATGAATTATGTGGTAAAGAAGGAACAAAATATAAAAGTAAAAGTAAATAAATAAATATAAAAATAAATAAATTAATAATTTATTTATTTTAAAAAAAAATTGATAAAGAATAAACAAATACTTATATACTATGTATTGTGATATATTTGAAAATTCTGATATGAATCCTACTTTTATATTAATAGATGGAAGTTATTTTTGTTTTTATAGGTATTATTCCATCCTGAATTGGTGGAAAAATGCATTTCCAAATGAAAAAATAGAAGACCCTATTCATAATTCAATATTTATGGATAAATATATTAAAACATTTGTAGATTGTGTAAAGGATATACCTAAAAAATTAAATATAAATAAATCGATTCATCCTATTTTAGTTGTAGGAAAAGACTGTAAGAGAGAAAACATTTGGAGAAATGAAATATGTAAATTAGAACCAAATTATATTGGTAATTATAAAGGAAATCGTAAAAATAGAGATGAACATGGGTTTTTAGGAGGCCCTGTGTTTCATTATACGTATGAAAATGAATTATTTGGTAAAGGGGGGTGTAAATCTACTTTATTTCATGAAAAATTAGAAGCAGATGATTGTATTGCAATATCTGTGAAATATATATTAAATAAATACCAAAATGCAAAAATTTATATCATTACTAGTGATAAAGATTATTTACAATTAGCAGAAACAAGAGTAGAAATTTATAATTTATTTTATAAAAAATTAACTGAACAAAAAAGTAGCACTGGAAATGCAAATACTGATTTATTTTTAAAAATAGTGTTAGGTGACCCTAGTGATAATATTAAACCATTATTTAAGAATTTTGGTCCTAAAAAAGCATTAAAATGTTATCAAGATCCAGTTTATTTTGAATCATTGCTTAAAGAAAATAATGCATATTCTTGGTATAATTTTAATAAAAAATTAGTTGATTTTAATGAAATACCTCTGTCTTTAAAAAATGAATTTATTTGTAATGTAATTACCAAATAAATAAGTAATATATTTTATTTATAGTTTTTATTATTTATAGTTTTTATTATTTATAGTTTTTATTATTTATAGTTTTTATTATTTATAGTTTTTATTATTTATAGTTATTATTTATAAATTTATTTATCTAGAAAAATTTAATTTACTGAAATAACTAGTATTTTTTGGTGGTGTATCTTCTGGGGGAGTATCATAACCATAATACCCATGAGAATCATTTTCAGCTTTATATAAATCATTAAATCTTTTTTCCATTTTTTTACAAATAGCTGAACTATTTTTATATCCTAACATATTTTTTGGACAACATTTTTGATATCTGGTATGTAGTTCTTTCAAGTTATTAATAGCATCTATATTCATATTACTACAATCTACTGTATTTCCAAAAGAAAAAGATGTTGGAGCAAGAAATGGATTGGTAGTTCCAGCTCCTCTTTTTGTTGTCCTAAATCTATTTTTTCTTGTTTTCCTTGCATTTTTTGTATTTTTTTTTGTATATTTTTTCATACTTTTTTTTGATTTCATATAATATATTGTAATATAATATTAATACTCTGAATAGAAAATATAAATTAATAATAATATTGAAAATCTTAATATAAATATTTAGTATTTGAAATCAAATAAATTGCCAATTACCTTTATAATAATAAAATTACAATAATAATATTTTATTATTATAATAAAGAATGTCTATTATTCCTAATTCATTAAATATTACTTTAAATACAAGAATACCTGGTGAACAAGTTATTAAATATAAACCTTCTATGAGTATACAAGATATTAAAGAAACAACTGTTTTATTTAATCCATTAGTCAAATTAAACGCTAGTGTCATGAATAATATACCTAGTGATAAATTACAATTAGAATTTTTTAATAAACGATTATTTCAATCGTTAAATAATTTAAATATTAATACGAAAGTAGATTCCTTAGAAAAAGCAACTATGTATGGTTATATCGACAATAATATTCAGATTACTTTAAATATTCTATTCCCAATGAACAGCATTATAACTATTAATAAAGAATCTTATATTATTATGGATGTTCAATGGACTAAAGGTGATTGGAAAATTACGCCTACTTCTATTCCTTTACCAAAATTAAATGATAAAAATATTAATAGTCCAAATATTTATAATAATGTGTTTGATGAAATAAAACAGAGAGAAGATAAATTACAACAAATTCCAGATGATATTAAATATGGAGTAAATGTTAAACAAGTGGAAAAAAAAGAAACTTTATCTAAAAATATTTCTATAAATAAAGATACTAATTATAATTCACTTTTACTTTCTAAAAATACCAATAATAATGAAAAATTATCAAATAAAAAAGAAACTATTACTCCATCAGATATTTATAAAAAAAGATTGGATTATGATTTATATAAAAAAGTGGATACTAATCCAAAGAAAAACACAATTCATGTGAATCCTTTTTCAGATACAAATACAGATACTAATCCAAAGAAAAACACAATTCATGTGAATCCTTTTTCAGATACAAATACAGATACTAATTCTCATTCTAATATAATAAATACTAATAAAAATACCAATACCATTGGAGGCAATAATGTCTATAATTTTAACACATATAATTATAATGGGTTAAATTCATCCTTATCTGATATAGATAAAAAAAAAGACCCTGAAAATAATATTAGTTATAATATTTCTATTGATTTACAATTATATAAAGGAAAATCAATACCTATAAAAGATATGGAAAAAATAAAATGTATGAATAAATGGAATGCTGTAAGAAAATCTTTTTGTAATTTTACAGGACAAAAATATGTTATTCCCCCTATTTATGATACAAAAGGAGGTTCTTATAGAAGGAGACTTAGATCAACTTCAAAAAAAACAAGGAAAAGAAACGTATATAAGAAAAAATATGGAAATGTAAATCTGGCAAAGTAAAAAGGTTACAGTTACAATTTCTTGTATTATAGAGAAATTTGTCTCATTTTTGATCGGTTGCAATATGTTCACTTATTAGTTTATCAAGTTCATTAATATTTACAGTATAAGGGTTATTAACAGAATCTTTAGATAGATTATTAATTGTAACATTACAATAGATAATTTTAATAATTTTAGGATCTATTTTACCTAATTCTGTTAATTGTTGTAAATTAAATTGAATATAATGTTTGTTAACTTGTGGAACTAATAATATAAATAATTTAATTTTATCATTATTACTATAAAAAAAATTAACCAAGTTAGCACCCATTGGAGAAATAACAATCGTGCTATTTAACGTAGATAAAAATTTTTCTTCTAATGACATTTTTTCAAATGTAATAATTTCAATTTTTTTATTTAGATAATTAATTATATCTGTATTATTAATAATATAACGGTTACTTCCAGCTAAATTATTTTCACGATTTATATAAATATATTTATTTATAGAATCATTCATTTGGTTTTTAAATTTATTTGTTAAATTATCACGAATGATGTTGGAAATTAACATATTATTTTTTGATAAATTATTACACCCATTAAAATATTTTTTTGCAAATGTTGATACATATACTTCTTTTAAATAAAGATTTTCATTTAAACTCGTTATGTAATTACAATCTAAATTAAAAATATTAAATATATATGAATATATATCTTTGTAACAATTTATACAATTAAAATATAAATTTTTATATTTTTTCTTTAATTCAATATAATAAATTATACTAGGTAATGTTTCTATATAATTAATCTGGTAATTCCATGACCAAGGATATGTGGCAATAAAGATGGGTTGATCGAAACTTTTAAAAATATCTTGAGTTTTATATATATCATTAAATTTTTCTTTTGCTGCCTTACTATAATAATCAGGAAAATTTTGTATAATATTATCACACATATCAATTACTAAACCATTATAATATTTACAATCATTGTATAGTTCTATATATTCATTTATTTCATTATCGGTTATTTCAGGAAGCATTTATATAGTGTATATATTAATATATATACCAAAAAAACCGTTACCATATATCATAATCAAAATTTATGAAAATCAAACTTAGTGAAAGCTTCTTTTTGCGATTTCCTTTGTTTTTCTTTTTTGGCTTTTTCTAAAATAGCAATAGCAGATGCGATTTCCGTTTCATTTACTTCATTATCATTATTGGTATCTATTAATTTATGTAAAACTCTATATTTGGGTGGAACAATACATAAACTGCTTTCTTCATTAAAAAAATGATCAGATAAAACAGTGAACACAGCTGTTAATCCTAATGCGGTGTAAATATCACGTGTTCCCATCCATGCCATTGCAAAGACTAATAACTGTTTACTTAATGAAAATTTCATATATTCTTCTGTTGATTTGCTAAATTGAATTGCTATAAATTTAGATCCAACGTTTAACAATATCATAACAACACCAGCAAAAAATTTACTATTATTTAAAAACATAACGTTATTATGTAAAAAAGATGTAACTGTTGAAAATGTAGAGTAAACTGCACCTCCTTTTAGATTAGTATTAATATCTATATTTTGTATTTTTTCAATTTTTTTATCTTTTACCATATATTAAAATAATAATATATAATTATTTGAATTGATTTTTTGATTTGTCAATATATTTTTTTAATTATTATTAAATTATTACTTTATACCTAATTGTCTAAAAAATCTGTTTATTTGATTTTTAGTTGTATTCATGTATCCTTCTACAAAAAAACGCGTTTTTCTTACATATGGTCTATAAAACCCTTTTATACCTGGTGTAAAAGATTCTTTTTTTACATAAATTATACCATTATATAGCGATAATAATATTATCAAACAAAGAAATATATAATTATAAAAGTATGAATGCATTATATAATTATATTATATCTGTAAAAAAAGTTATTCAAATCTAGTGAAATTTTCTTTGGCAAAAACATTATCATTAGGAAGAATTTTTTCTGCATTACGAACATTTTTATCTACATTAATAGACTTAGATTGCTTTCCTTTTTTCATAGAATGTTCTCTTCCGATTAAATCGTTACCCTCACCTGAAGGTGAAACCTTTTTTAAATGAGTAACTACATTTATAACTGATTTTTTATAATTTTGAAAACCATCTTTTACAGAAGTTTCCGTTTTAGTAGTAATAATGACAATGATAAAAATTACTGCTATTAATCCATATAATTTATCCAAAAAACTAATGATGACTAGAATGATGATAATAATTATTCTTCCTAAAGTAGTTGTATATAAATTATCAAAATTGTCTGTAGAACTAACCAATATAAATATCATTAATATAAGTGTTGCAAGACTTTGACTGCTTATATCAAATTTCATATTTTATATTATTAACATATAATTTATTTGTTTAATGAAAATTTTGTATTGGTTTTTATTTTTTATTATTATTTTTATTGTTTTTAAAACATTTATTTCATACCTATCTTTTTATTATTGGTGATATACCTTTTTTATAGTTGATTAATAAATTTCAGTCTGTTTTTCAAATTATTATCTTAATTTTTATTAAGAATGTCTTTAGCAATGTATGCTGCTCCATTTGATAATGAATCAGGTGATTATAAAAATAACGATACCAATAATTTAATCCAAAAAAAAAAAGTAACACATAATAAAACACAAAAAAAATATAGTAGAGAGAATTTTGACGAACAAAAAGTAAATAATGTTTTAGAAACGATACATAATGAATCAATGGCAACTGATGATGATGAAAGTCTTGGGAATTTTAATCCTCCTCCAATGTCTGAATCAATTGGAGTTCATAAAACAATAGCAACTGAACAAATGTTGAATAACTCTAGCAAAAATAATGAGAATATGTTTAAAACTCTTGGAAGATCCCCTGAACCCTTATATGACAATGAAAATTTAGACTTAAATAATTTTAATTCTAATTACGGAAATAATAATACAGCAGAAGAATATTATAAAAAATATTTACCTGGATATAATGCGCAAAAAAATCCTTATAACAAACCTTACTATCCCAATAACAATAATAATAATTATTATGTGAATAATCTAGAAACCTCTAGTCCAATAAATAATAACTATACTAATGATGTATTAATTCAAAAACTAAATTATATGATTCATTTATTGGAAGAAAATCAAGATGAAAAAACAAATAATGTAACAGAAGAAGTAGTATTATATTCTTTTTTAGGAATATTTATTATTTTTGTTATAGACTCTTTTGCAAGAGTTGGAAAATATGTTCGATAATAAAATATAATGTAAACAATTTAAACCATATTTTTTATATAATATAGTATGACCAAATTTATAATTATACACTGCAAGCACGACGGTTGTAATGAGAACAAACAACTCTGTAAAAATGATATAGTTTCACCGACTGCAATTACTATAAATACTCCAAAAGTGTTTTTTTTTGAAAACAAATATCAGGCATGTGAGTTTTTTTCAGAATATATTAATGATGTAGATGTTGTTGATGTAAGATGTAAAAAAGGGAATGATATAGAACATATTCATTTTTGCACCTGTGGTATTATAGAATTGGATGAAGAAGGACAACCAATTTTATTTTATGATTCCAAAAATCAGATTTTTTTATTGGAAATGAGTGCACAAGTCTTTACAGTGCCTCAAACTATTAAAAATGATATAAATAATATCAATATTACAAATTCGCTTATAAAAAAATGTAAAAATTTAGGAAGAGAACAAAAGCACAAGTATATTGAATTAGGAAAAATGTGTGAAGAACATATGAATGATTAATATTTAAAATTTGTTAAAAATTTGTTTAAAAAATATGTTAAATAATAAAATGTATAATAACTTTAATATTAATATAAAATTATTATATACTTAAATATACAATAGATAATGAGTTTAATTTATTTAGAAAATATTCCAGATGAAATTGTTAAAAATGATTTAAAAAATTATTTTACATATAGCAATTATTTTAATTATAATCATATTTTTTATAAAATAGGTGAAGGAAATATCTTTTATCCAGAATGTTTTTTATATCCAGATAAAAAAGAAATTAATTTATATGGTGGTTACTGTGAAAATGGTTATTATAACAAACTTACTTATAAGATAGAAGAAAAAAAATACTTATTTTATCGTGAAGAATGTGACATTAATTGTAAAGATTGTAAAGAATTAGAAATAGAGACTAAATGTAATACTACCTCATGGAAAGAAATATATGAATATATTCATTCTTATTTTAGTTATTATATAAAAAAATAAATTAAATTAGCTTAGTTAATAATGAGAACTTTGTTAGATGGAAAAGTTGGATAAGCAAAATTATAAAAAAAATAAGCTGTTGGACTACTAATAATTGGTTTCGTTTTTAAGATGATATTATTCAAGATAATATCATTATGAGAAATATTTTCTATTGCGGAAAAACCAAAATTGTTTTTTTCCGCAATTTCCCAAAAACTTATTTTAAACCCTTGAATAAAAATAGCATCCGATTCACAGTTATTGATGGATGCAAAGCAAGATAACACTTCTAAATCTTTATCAATAAACGTGCATGATTTACGAAAAAAATAACAACAAATTATTTTTTGATGTAACATGATTGCATAAATAAATATATTTTTTGTTTTTAATAATTCTATTATATTTGATATTTCTGTATTTATAATGAGATCAAATTTATCACGATTCATTTCCATAAAATCAAATAAAAAATTAAAATTTTGACTATTTATTTCTAAAATAACAAACATAGGATGTAAATTTATTGGTTTACCCCATTTTTTAACTTCAAATCCATAGGTTATATAATAACACATCGGAACTATTCCAGTAAGTTCTTGTTCTCTCTTGAAAATAGAAATGCAAATATTTTTATTCAAATAACTTTGATTATAATGATGCGTTTGAATCAATTCAGGTGCTAACCCTTTCTTTCTTTTTGTTTTATCGACACATAAATAATCGACATAATATGCATCAAATATTGCATCTTTATCTTTATTATTTATTATAACATGAACCGGTCGTGAAGACATACAACCAATAACTTTGGTATCATCAATAATAGTGCCTTTTTTTAAGTCATTATACAATATTTCTTCTTGATAAATAGAAAAAAAACACGTCCCATTATGACTTGTAAAATAAGGGATAATATTATTTTTTTCAGGACTATATATATTATTACCGTTTTTCAAATAATTGGTTTGAATAAAATTTATTAATTTATTAATTTTTATTTCAGATAACTCTGAAAAAGGAATAGTTACAATATTTTTAAAATTGGTATATTTATTTTTTATTGGTAAAAAATTATTTATAATACCGGGTGGAAAAAACATGTATTGAAAATCATAAATGTGAAATACTGGTTGTAAAAACCAAAACCCATAAGACTTCCTTATATATGTAATAAATAATAGTATACCTATAAAAATCATAAAAAAAAATGGTAAATAAACAAAATCAAACATAGTTATTCTCTATATTAAATTTAAGATGGTTTAACTAAAACGTATAAATATTGATTTTCATATGCACATTTTATTAAATCAATTTTTCCTTCTACAATAAATCCACTTAATTGTGCTTTATTTATAATATCAGGAGTAGATTCCATATATAAAGTATGTTCTTGTTTTCTAACTTTTCCATTTTTAAACTTAAATTTTTCATTAAATATAGCTATATCCTCTTTTTTATTTAATTCAAAATTGGAGGAATATACAAAATCATTAAAATGAACTTTGGTATGAGTAATTCTCTCTTTGGCATATTTTTGAGGAGAAACAATGTAAAGCGGATTTCCAGGAGGTAAAATTGGATCAAAGGTATCTCTATTTACAACATGAATAATAAGATATCCTCCTGGTTTTAACCATTCCATACAATTATTAAAAAAGATTTGTTTGTCTTTAAAATAATATAATGTAAAATAAAGACATAGAATATGTGTAAAAGAATTAGGTTTAAATTTATCCTGATTTAAAACATCTCCTGTAGTAAAATTATAATTTGGATAATTTTCTTTAGCTTTTGAAATCATTTCTGGTGATATATCAATCCCAATTACATTTAAATTTTTCTTATTTAATTCTGCAACATGATGACCTGTTCCACTTCCAACATCTAAGATTATACTTTCTGTGTTAGGACTTGTCTTATTTACTATTTCTCCAATTTCATAATAATCTTTAACACTATTATAAACTAAATAATCGTAAATTTGGGCATAAAAAGAATCATAAACTTCTTCACCTTTTAAAAATAAAAAATTATCATTTTGTTGATATCCTTCTTTTACTGGCAAATTTTTATTTATATAATTGAAAAAAACAATGATTATTAATAAGACGGAAACAAATAGTAAAATTTTTCCAAAATTAGACATTTTTTTATAAATATGAGAGAGTTTTTGTAATGGGTTTATAAATTTCATTATATGTATTGTTGTTATTTTTTTTGTATGATTTTGTATTATATGGAGGATTCAGAAATAAATGATATTCGTGATCCACAAGAATTTAAAGGAATTACTTTTTCCAAATTTAAAAAAGGAGATGTAAAAAAAGAATTACTAAATAGTTTAATTAATTCAAAAATTGAACCGGCTTGCTATTGGAGTGCAGAATTAATTTGTTCTGGTCATTATGGTGATTTATGGGAAATCATTTTATATTTTTATAGTAAATATATTCATTTAGGTAATCCTAAACTTGCTATTTATTTGGAGTTAAGAATAAATAATTTCAAAGATATAGTAAATAATGGATATGTAAAATTAGAAATAAAAATGCGAAATAATGATAAAATAAGAAAAATGTTTTGTGAAATTATGTGTATTTTATGTGATGCAAAAAAAAAACATAGTTTTGATAATATAAAAATAACAAAGGTTGATTTTGATATGATTCAAATAAAGGATAAATTAAAAGCTCCCAATATTCAATTTGGGGAAGAAATATATCAGAATGAAGATCCTAAAGAATTTTTTATAGCAATAAATGAACTTGCATATAACTTATCATCCAATTGTTGCAATGTAATAAATTCCTGTTTTTGGATTGAATGGATTATAGAATATGAAAGTATTTGTAAAAATAAAAAAATGAAATGTAAATGTGAGAGAAGAAATAACATTCCAGTTGAATCAAAATATCAAATGGATATTATATGGCTTGTTTGGGATATTTTTTTAAAGGAGATGGAGACAAAAAGTTCTCTTATTAAAAAAATAATTAAAAGTTTATTGTCTTTATTCACATTAAAATATACTTCTTCGGTTCAAAGAAAAAGAAAATATATTCTCTATTTTATTGTTTCCCTTTTATGTGAAAAAATAAATATCGAAGAAGAAATTATTCGTGAAAGTCAAAAAGAAGTAACATGCAAAATTATAAAAAAAATAGATTCTATTTATAAACAAATTAAACAAAATGAACAATCTCCTGGAACTGATTATTTATTTAAAGATATTAAATCAAGTAATTTAGAAAAAACTATTGAAAAGCTAGAAAAAATGAATACATTTGAAGCTAATTTTATTCCACGTGTTTAATATTTTATTGTATTTTCATAATATATAGTTATGTCCTATACTAAAAGAAGAAATAATTTAGGGAAAACAGTAAGGAATAGAGGTAATAATAATGCAAAATTATTCTCAGAATTTACAAATCAAATTACAGTTTTATTTTTAGAAATGATTATGATGATTAAATTATTTCATTGGAATACACATAGTTACGCAACGCATAAAGCAACAGATGAATTACATGAAAAATTAAATTCCCATGTTGATAGATTTATGGAAGTTCTTTTTGGTAAAACAGGTAAAAGAATTAATTTAACAAATAAAAAAAATATATTATTATTTGATTTGACAAATAATGCTGAATTAATAAATAAGATTAATCTTTTTAAAGACTATTTAGTAAATTTAAATTCTAATAAAGCTTTAAATATACTTGGAAATTATGATTTATTAACTATACGAGATGAAATATTAGCTGATTTAAATCAATTTTTATATTTATTATCATTCAAATAAAAACTATTAATTAATAGTTATTAAATTAAAGAAAGATGAATAATGAATTATTTAAAACTTTTACTTTATATTTTAGAAAATAAATTATTGAATGTTTGTATAATGGAACAGCCTTCTCCTTCTTATATATCCAATTCTATTTTAAGTGGTTCTACGCCTTCTTCTTCTTCCTCTTATGGATTAGGAAATAGTATATCTAGTTCTACTTCTACTGCTACATCTACATCTACATCCGGTAATTCTTTTTTAAATTATATTTATAGTATTAGTTTAACAACATGGTTATTAATTATACTAATATTAGCCTTTTTAGGATTTAATGTGTTTATTTATTTAGCAAAAGGAACTCAAGAAATAACCTCTATTTTTTCCCCTATTATTAATAAAATTGCTTCTATTCTTGGTGGTGTTACCGGACAAATTGTCGATGTTAGTGCAGAAGGGGCAAAAGGTGCTGTAAATGTTTCAGCTAATGTAATCAATTCAGGATTAACAGCAGTTCAAAATATTACTCCTGGTCATAATGAGCAACAAGGAACACCTGTCCAACACACTGTAGAAGAAGAAAATCAAATTCAAAATAGTTCATTAGGGAATGCATTGAATACATCTGTTTCTGAAAATCAAATTTATAGTAGTAATGAATTCCAAGCTGATGATTCCTTAAGTAGCATTCAAAGAGGATCTGCAGGTAAAGCAGGTTGGTGTTTTATAGGAGAAGATAGAGGATTTAGAACATGTGAAAGTGTAGGTCCAAATGATCAATGTATGTCAGGAGAAATTTTTCCTAGTAATGAAATTTGTATCAATCCGAACTTAAGAACATAATAACATAACATAAAAATGATATTGAATAAGATATAATAAAGTAATTTTTTTTTATAAAATATTATATCGATTTAAAGAAAGTATGAATATTTTGGAACATATGATGAATATAATTGAAACATTTATTATACAAATCTATGAATATTTAAATATTGAAGATGATTTTGATGAAGAATTATGTAGTTGTTGTTTATGTAAAAAAAATATATAAAATAGAAAATAATTATATTATTTAATTTCTATTTTATAAACTATTTGCACTTACCAATCCTTTATAATTAACAGGCCATTTATTTCCACTATTAGTCATAATATACCTTTGTTTAGGATACCAAGGTGCGATATTTTTGTTCCAACATAATGGAACAGCAGGACCTGGTATATTAGAACTTGTGCTTAAGCTGCAAATTATTCCTGGAACAAAAGTTTGTTTAATTATTTTCTTTGTGCAAGGATCAGCGATTTTATTTACTATTAATGTTCCACCATCTTCTATATACCCGGTAGAACAAGGATTATTAGATGAAAATGTATTTATTACTTGATTATCTAGTTCTTGTTTAGAAAGAGGTAGATTTAAATAAGGTTTATAAACCGTATTATTACATATAGTTTTACATGTTTGGCTAGCCTGAAAAGTAGATATTGGTATCAAAGTAGAATTTACTCTTAATTGATTTCTTGTATTGGGATTTGTATAAGTCTCCGTTTGTGAAGACCAAGTAGTCGTTCTATTCGTCCATTTTCCTTTAGCAATTAAAGAAAATTTTTGTGTTTTGGTTAAATTAGAACTATTAGCTTTATATTGCAAAATATTCCCTTTTGCAAACATTTGTTGTTCCTCATAATAATTAACTACTTGTGAAATGTTTCTATTATCAACAAAAGTGCATGGATTTTGAACTCTACTCCAAACACGTGTTGGATTCGGATTATAATTTGGTGCTAAACAAGACATATTATAATATGTGTTGTTTATATTTAATTTATACTTTTTATAAAGTTTTAATAAAGTTTTAATAAACTATTCTTTTCTTTATTTTTTTCATTTTTATTTTATGGAAAACTAGGACTATTTGGCCCTGGATTATACATGTCTCCATCTCCATAGAAAAACCATCTTACAGATAAATAATTAGGTTTCTTTAGATCCATACCACCAGATCCAATCATTCTAGTATTTGGTCCCGCATTCACTAATTTGGTAATTGCAGCTGTTCCTAAAGCATAATTATAATACCATAAATTGGATATATATCCTTCAAATCCACCATTCATAGCAACAAATACATTTCCATAATTTTGTTTTGGAACGCCATTTAATTCTAAGCTTCTTGTAATAGTTCCATTAATATAAACATCAAATTTTGTATTTTGGCATCTCATAATGACATTTACCCATTTATTAATTGGAATATCAGGAATAATAATTTCTTCATTAATTACGTTATAGGTATTCATAATAATAACAAAATCATTTGAATTAGGAGCAATATAAAGACCAGGAGCGTTATTAGGAAAATTTAATCCATTCGATTCTAAATTACTATTTCCTTTATGAAAAATATGTCTATATTGTCCTTCTAAATATTGTAAATTAGTGATATATACCCATACACTCCATGTAAATTCTACACCATCATTCGCATTAACTGATCTATAAATGGTTAAAGCATTTTTGTCTTGAGGATCTTGTGGATAAACAATTAATTGTGTTGCATCTACCATACCATCCATTAAATGGGGAGATGAATTTGGTTTTAATAAAAAGGCAATAACCTGTATTCCAACTCTTAATAAAACAATAAATAAAAATATTACCAACATTAAAAAGGCAAACTTTGCTACTAAACTATTTGATTCTAAAAATTCTCTTGGTCCAAAAGTTCCTCTATTTGTGGGAAATATATTAAAGGTGGAGTTGTCGCTCATTTATATATATATTATAAGAAATAAGTAATTTTATATTGAAATCTCGGCCTTTTTGGTTCCATTTTCAAGAAGAGATAGTTGCACTTCATAAGTATTCATGGATGTTAACCAACTTCCATAACCTTGTAAGTAAATATTCCATGCATCTTGAGGATTTAATGAATTAGGATAATATTGGATTTTTGAGGTCCATCCGTTAAAACCTCCATTAGGTGTAACATAAATATCAGCGTTGTTATTAATACTTGCAACACCAGGTAATAAGCATGTTCTAACTAATTTACCATCAATATAAACATCTAGAGTTCTTCCATAAGTGGTAATTAATAAATTTACCCATTTTTGTATAGGAATATTAGAGACTCCACATGTATGAAGAATAGTATTACTTCCAGCAGTAGTTGGTTCTTGGTTTGCACCCGGATAACAACCTAAAGCTACTGTTACATCATTTTCAGTTGCGCCTAATATAACTGCTGGACATGGATCTAAGCCAGTTACACCATCTAAGGATCCTCCACCAGGTATACTTTTGGAACCCATTCGTCCCAAAACGACTTTAGGTTCACCATAACGATAATTCCAGTCATTAATATAAAACCACATAGAATAAGCAAAATTAGATGAGGGAACATCAGATCCATTTGTTGCTAAAGAAGTAGCCTTTATTGTTGATGGAGTTTGTCCATTTTGAATATTTTGTAATGTATATGGATCAAATAAAAGGTATTTGATAATAAAAAAAAGTAAAACTAGGAAAGCAATTGTTAAAACAATACTTAAAAGACTCATTGTATATTATACATTAAGAAATTTTCTAGTAAAATTAAGAAATATATAATTTGAGTGACATTAGTGTTTTATCATTAATGTTTTAGTTGAATTTTCTAATATCGGAGGACTATGATCTTTTACTACGTTATATAAATAATACATGTTAGCACTAGTTAATGGTTCTTGAAAATAAATAACACTACATATTCCTCCACTTAATCCATTATTTTCACCTATATTTAAAGTATCGTAAGTCATATAGGGAACTACTCCTTCTACTGATTTAACTAATTCATTATTATAAAATATATCTAAAGTTCCACCACTAAAATTTATTATGATATTATTCCATTTTTGTAATAAAATATTGTCTTTTTTATAAATAATTCTATTACCTTTATCATCCAATTCTATAGCTATATTTGGATTTTTTATATCTTTACTATTTTTCTGATCCATGGTAATCATTAAAGTATTAGTATTTGCTTTATAAAGTATATTTGGCTTATTTCCATAATTTAATATTGAAGTAAAAGTATCATAAGATCCATTTGTGCTAGGTGGCATTGCATCTAAAAAAACCCAGAAAGATAATCCATATTGATAATCAAAGTGATCAGCTTTTGTATTTAAATCCTCATATGTTGCAATCATTTGTAATTTGTTTATATAAATTGGATTATTAATAATTAATTTTCCACCTTGTAAATATATTTTTTGTTCTATGGAAGGAAGATGAAAATAAAGAATAATTAAAATTATTGTTACTATGAGTAAAATTAAAGAACTAGTTGTTGTAGTATCATATTGTAAATGAAAATATTTTAGTATATTATCTAATGATATTGATAATAAACATGGAATATATAAAAATAAATTTGTTATTAAACTAAAAAAACCATTTTTATTACTATTCATAGATGGAAAAGTAGTATGAATTGTTTTATATATCATTGTTAAAACAATCACTACTAATAACACGTTTAATATGATACTTAGAATACTTGAACTACCTGAAAAATTTTGAATATTATAAACAATCCACCAAATAATTAATCCAGAAATAGTTATTTCAAATAATATTAATAATGCTCTTTTTAATAAAGATAATTTATTTATAGTTAATTCTTTATTGGAAATTTCTGGAAATATATTTATAATTAATACCGTTGACCAAATAATAGATATTAATAACACAAGAATCATTACACCTGAAGACACACTTACATCATTAAAAAACCCTCCTGGATAAGTAGTTATTCCAATGGTGATAATAATAATAAAAAGTAAGAATAAAATGCTACCATAAACAGGGAATTTTGTTATATTTTCAAAAAAAGTGCTACTTTTTATATTTTTACCCATATATGCAAATTTGTTATCTGGTAATGTTAATACAATAATTAATAATATAAAAGAAAATACGGACAATAAAATGGTTATTAATAGATTGAACCCAAAATATTTTTTAATATATCCACCTGGATCTACAGTATAATAAATAATAAACATTGTAATTAAACAAAAAAACAATATTACATTTTTAATTCTTTCATAATTAATATTAAAATCTTTGATATAATTAGAAGTTACCCCAAAATAAAAGAAAATAATAGCTAATAAAATAGATATTGGTAATATGAAATAGGCATATTTATTTAATGTATCACTTGAAATAGATCTGAAAAATAAAATTAAAAAGATTGTATATAAGACTACATAAAAAACACTTTTAATTTGAGTAATAAATTCCAATAAATTTTTTAAATTTGGTATTAATATCATTACTAATGCACCAATTATTAAAAGAAAGGTTATTACTATAAAAACATCTGCAGTTATTTCTTTATTTGGCATTTTTAAATCTAGTTTTGTAAATAGTCCATGATTAAATAACAATATAAAAGTGATTATAATGATTAATAAACAAAATAATCCAATAAATAAGGCTACTATTGGTGTTTTTAATTTGGGTATTTCATTTGATGATGAATTATTAGGGGTTTTGGTATCCATATATTATATAAATACAAATATATTTTCATTCATCCTATATTTGTATTTCTTTTTATCAATATTTTTTTATCAATATTTCCTTTTATTGAGAATATTCCATTTTTAAATAATCATTTAATTCTTCTTTTAGTTTTTTTCTTTGATTATCCAGATACCTCTTTTTTCTCTCTAAAATAAATTTGGAAACTTTTTTATCTAACTCATTCTGTTGCTTTTTTAATAATTCATAACTATTAATCGTTAGTGTATTCTGTGGATAAATATATTCTTCTGTATTATGGTATTCTCCTGTTATAAAGTCATGCCCTTTTGACCAATATTTTAAGTTATGTTTAATTCCCCAATCTAATGCATAATTTGGACACTTACCTAAAAATAAATTTATTTCATCCTCTGGAGTTAAAATACTATATTCTCTTCTTAACATACGATTTTTAAAATATTCTGACATTTTTAATATTAATTTATAAAAAAATTTATCTTTAAACATTATATTATTTTTATTATTTAATACCTATAATCATTACTACAACAATTACAATATTATTTACTAGATTAATTACTTGATTAATTACTATATTCATTACTACATTAATTATCAAACAATTTTCCTGTATAGGCAAAATCTTTTAATTTGATTCTCATTTGATTTAAAAAACTCATATTATTATCTGTAACATATTGACAAGAGAGAATGACTCTTTTTTGGTTTTTGCATAATTTGGACGCTCTATGATATAAAAAGTTTCCTTCAAACACTATACCATTATTCGTCAAATCCAAACTAACAATCTCTCCTGAATCTTTCATAAATTGAAATTTTGTGCAAGTTAATTGATCTGTTATTGGTATCAATACAGTAAAAAATCTTCCATTATAATAATTATAATCATAATGCCAGTTTATCCAATCATTCTCATTTTCATAAATTAATAATGCACATGATGTTGGAAAATTTAAATCAGTAGAGAATATATTTAATCCTATTTTTTTAGAAATAATTTCACATAAATCATGTGTATAAAATTGAATTATTTCAGGAGCAAATTTCTTTATACTAGAAGTAGAAATTGTAATTCCATTTTTATTTGGTAATGCACAATTTAAAATACTTTCAGGATAAGTATAAATGGAAACACGTTTTTGGATATTTTTATTGACTAATAATTTTTGCACATTTTGTTGTAATGAGGTTGACAAAGAAACATGAAATAATTTATACAAACAAAACTTTTTTGAACAAGAATAGTCCTTTTTTATTTTACAAGACCCTGAATGATATGCATAAATAAATAATAATATAATAATAAATATAATAATAAATAAAATTGGATAATGATAAAAAAAAGGTTTTTTATATTTCATACATTATTATGATATTTTTATCTTTTATATTACTAGATTTTTTATTACTAGTTTTTTAAAAAAAATTACATATTTTCCATAGCTGTTTTCTTTCCATGACAATCCCTACATAAAGCTACCAAGTTTGATACATCATTTCCTCCTCCATGTTCCAATCTAATTTTATGATCAACTTCAAACCATGCATTTAATTGATTAACACAATGCCCACATTTCCAATCCTGTTGTGCGGCGACATATTTCTTCTTTGTTTCACTAACACATCTTTTTGTTCCTCCTTTTCCTGAGTTTAAGATCCGTTTTTCAGAAGAATATTGTCCTGGATCTATATTATTAAAAGATTCCATAAATCCTCTATCTGTTTTACTTGTAAAATCAAATATTGGAGATATTAAATCCATGGATGATTTATCAATTGGCATATATTTCACTACATTATTTGCATACATTAACATATTTTTTCCATGAGCTGGATTTCTTTTTAAAAGAAGATAAATTCCTATTCCAATAAAAGCAAAAAAGATCATTTGATAATACTTCTTAAAAGAAAGTAACATTTTTGTATATTTCCCATCATGATATGTATTATAAATAAAAAAAGCAGTAATTCCTAATATAAAAATTTCTAAACGCATATATATTAGATAATGAATAAAAATGTTTAAAAATAACACTGGTTTTTTTATAAATAAATAAAAAAGTATAAATACAAAGATAAATATATATTATTTACACTGTATGATATTTCAAAGACCGATTATTTTATATTCATCTTAATTTTTTCAACTAATTCTTGTGATATTATTGTTTGAATTTTTGAGTTTTTTGTTGGTTTTATTGTTATTAGGTTTAATGTATATAATGATTTGAAAATATGAAAACAATTTTTATTTTTATATACTAATAATGGTGTTTTATTGTATATAATTATATTGCCTTCCACAAATACGTCACCAGGAAGGTAGTTTTCTTCTCTCGCATTTGGGAAATCATATTCTTTAGATTTATCCCTTTTATTCCACATTGCAAACCCTAAATATTCACCTATTTCATCAATTAATTCTTCGCCTAACATATTATTAAACATTATAACATAGTAATAATTATTTTATAATGTATTGTTTCAATTTTATTGTATAATCGGCATTTGAAATGTTAAAAGGTATTAAATAATTTTTTGTGTTGAAGAATGATTCTTTGACTTGGAGGAATAAGATTTTTTTTTGGTTTTTTTATTTAAAGATAATTGTCTAGTATTTAAAGTCAACGTCTTTAAACTACTACTTATTTTTGAATTAGTATTCGTTGTTTTTATTTCAAAATAATGATTTAATTTTTTTAAATCTTTTGTTAAAGAAGGAATAGAAATTGGATCAATTCTAGGGTCATATAAATATTTTATAAATATTTTTTTTAATTCATTAAAGATAGATAATTGATTGGTATCTAAGAATCTATAATTTTCATGTAATATTTCTAAAAATGGCATATAAGAAGATATTAGTCCCCATATATCTACTATTTTAATAAATACATTATCTAAATAAATACGTAAATTTAATGAACCATCTTTTCTAAAGTGAGTAAAATGAATTAGTATTTGAATAAGATAATTGGAAATATAAATCATTGTAAATTCATTTTCAATAAGGGTTACTTTCATTGGTTCTTCAATATTATTAAGTTCGTTACCGAATAATATATTCATTATTTTATTGATAAATTTATAATGTCCAGGTCCTCTCTCTTTAATCCAAAGAAATATATAGTCAATTACAAATGGTTTTAAATGAATATGATCAATAATTCCTCCTTTTTTACAATATTTTGTGTATTTTTCAATAAATACATCCGTAAAAAGTATTAATGAAAAAGGAGAATTATATTGTAATGGTCTATTCTTCCAACTAGAAGGAAAAGTTTGATCAGTATTAGGAACATATTTAGTGGTTAAACCCCAATCTATTAATCTTGTTTTAAATTTATTATTATTTGATTCAATTAAAATATTAGAGTCTTTAATATCACAATGAAATATATAAAGTTTATTCATAGGAATAACACCAAATTTTAATAAATTAATTAAACAATTATTTATTTTTACCAAATTATAATATGAATTATTATTTTTCATAAAATCATCAATTGCAATACCTCCATTTGGCATATTTAGAGCTAGAATTTTATCAAGTGAATTGTTAATATTATCTTTTAAAATTTCACTTTTTGGCAATGCTGTGCATTTTTTACTATAATTATCTAAATCTTCTTTTGTTAATGGTGCAGGTTCACAAATAGTAAAATTATTAACTAAAAAATAATCTTCATAATTTGGTATATTACTTATACTATTTTTTATTAAATTAATTTCATTATATTCAGATATAGCATGTTTGGTTTTCATTAATTTAGTAACTTTATTTTTATCTCTTTTAGTTGTATTTTTGCAAAGTAATGCTGGATTAAATACGCACCCAAATCCACCAGATGCAATTACTTTACCTCCATTTTTTTTAATTACCATTTATTATTATATATATTAAGCAAATATATTTATTTTTCATATAAATAATAGATAATCCCTCCTATTAAAAGAATTGTCCCGAAATAAATAGCTTTTTCTTTTATTTTTTTATATTCTGCGATTTTTTCATTAACGGGTTTATAAGATTCATAATACTTGAATAAAAATTCATGAATAGAAATTTCTGGTTTTTCCAATTTTTCGTTAATTTTATTATGAATAAAGTGAGTCCATTTTATAAATGAATCTTTGGAATCCAAATAGGGTGCAATTGGATAAGCGTCTATTAATTTACTAAATTCATTTGCTATATTTTCAATTGGAATAAATAAATGGAAATTTTGAATTAATTCATAATATTTTTTTTTAGTAACTGCATTTGGATACTGTGGGTAACAAATAGCTATAGTATGTAAAAAAAACCAATAATGTGGTCCCCAAACATTTGGATCTAATTCCATTTCATTAAAACAATATAAAAAGAAATATGATTAAACATATAAGTATCTATTTTATGAATAAAAATAATAATATATGTAATAATTGTGGTAAAACAGGACATTTATTTCACCAATGTAAATTACCTATAACTAGTTATGGTGTCATTTTGTTTAGATCAAGTTTAGAAGGATTACAATTTTTAATGATAAGAAGAAAAGATAGTTTTGGATATATTGATTTTATAAGAGGAAAGTATTCTCCTTATAACGTAGATCATATACAAAATATTATTAATGAAATGTCAATATTAGAAAAAGAAAGAATTAAAAAAGAATCTTTTGAAGATTTATGGAAATCCATGTGGGGAGATACAAATAATTCTCAATATAAAAATGAGGAAATGTCATCCTTAAAAAAATTTGAGTTATTAAAGAATGGTATTCAAATAAATGAAGAAAAAATAAATTTAGTATCCTTAATTAAAAATAGCACTACAAATTGGAAAGAAACAGAGTGGGAATTCCCAAAGGGCAGACGTAATTATCAAGAAAAAGATATTGATTGTGCTATTAGAGAATTTGAAGAAGAAACAGGAATTTCTCCTAGCTTTATAAATATAATAGAAAATGTATTACCTTTTGAAGAAATTTTTATCGGAACAAATCATAAATCTTATAAACATAAATATTTTTTAGCCTATATGAATGATAATTTAGATAGTGTTGAATCACTAGAAAATTTTCAAAAAACGGAAGTTAGCAAATTAGAATGGAAAAATTTGAATCAATGTTTAGAATCTATTCGACCTTATAATTTAGAAAAGAAAAAGCTAATTACTAACATATACAATGTATTACAAGAATATAAATTATATTCTTAATTGCTTAATCGATTATATTCATAATAGATTATATTATGAATATATAATATTATGAGCAAACTTATAAAAAAATCTCTTATTATTGAATCTACCGAATCTGGTTCTGGTTCTCAATCAAAATCTGATATGGATGAAGTTGAAGTTGAGTTTATAAAACAAGATGAAGATGAATTTACTCAAGAAAGTGTTGAAGCTCCAATTCTCTCATTAAACTGTAATTATGATTTAGAAAAAGAATATAATAAGTTAGATTGTAATAGTTCGAATTATTATTCTGTTGATTGTAACAAGTTTTTATTAAAAAAAGAATTAGTGGAAAGAGAGTGTTTAAAAGAAAATCCAGATGAAAATTTATATTTATACCCTAATTTAAATGATACTTTATTTAATGTTAAAATTGCTGAAAAAAAGGAATTTAATGATACAAAATATGATGGCACCATATATAAAAATATAAAAGAATATGCAGATATTTTAAGTAAAGCGGACTTTGAATTACAACCACATCAAGCGTTTGTTAAAAATTTTATGTCTTTTCAAACACCATATAATAGTTTATTACTTTATCATGGTCTAGGATCAGGGAAAACTTGTAGTGCCATTGGGGTTTGTGAAGAAATGCGTGATTATCTGAAACAAATGGGAATAACCAAAAGAATTATTATAGTAGCATCCGAAAATGTTCAAGATAATTTTAAATTACAATTATTTGATGAGAGAAAATTAAAATTAGTAGATGGTTTATGGAATATTAAATCCTGTATAGGAAATAAATTAATTAAAGAAATTAATCCTATGAATATGAAAGGATTATCAAGAGAGAAAGTCATTAGTCAAATAAAGGCATTGGTAAACAATAATTATCTTTTTTTAGGTTATGGACAATTTGCCAATTATATTATAAAAACAATTAATTTTGATGAAAATAAAGAACAATTAGATGAAGATAAAAATAAAAGTAAAAGAAGAAAAAATGAATTTATTAATAATAAGACAGATAGTAAAGTAATATTGACTCCCTCAATGATTAAAAGATTAAAATATGAATTTAATAATAGATTAATAGTAATTGATGAGGTTCATAATATAAGAAAAACAGAAGATAATGAAAATAAAAAAGTTGCAGTAAATTTAGATTTATTAGTGAAAGCAGCTGATAATTTACGATTATTACTTTTATCAGCAACCCCCATGTATAATAGTTATAAAGAAATTATTTGGTTAATAAATTTAATGAATGTAAATGATAGAAGAGGAAAAATAGAAGTTGGTCAAGTATTTGATAAAAATGGTAATTTTAAAAAAGGAGGAGAAGATTTACTCATTCGTAAAGCGACAGGGTATGTATCATTTGTTCGAGGAGAGAATCCTTATACCTTTCCATATAGAGTTTTTCCAAACGAATTTGAAAAAGAAAAAACATTTCCATTTTATAACTATCCATCTTATCAAATGAATGGTAAAAAAATAAAAATAGAAGATAAAAAAAGAATATTAAGTTTATATTTAAATACTATCGGTAATTGCAATACTTGTGGAAAATGTCAATATTGTGCATATCGATATATTATTTATAAATTAAAAACCAAAAATTTTACAATTACAACAAAAAAAGGTAAAATACGTGTGATGCCTTCTTTTGATAATATGGAATCATTTGGTTATACTCTTTTACAAGGACCATTAGAGTGTTTAATCATTTCTTATCCATATGATAATTTAAAGAGTGTATTGGATGATTTACCTGAAGATAAATACTCGGAAGAATGGGAGGAAGATTTTGGTAGTATTCCAAACGAAGAACAAAACGTGATAACACACACAGAAGTTCCAACTTCTTCTTCATCTTCTTCTATTAAACAAACAATTAGTAAACCACAAACTGTTTTAACTCATACTGAAGTAGATTCATCTTTGCCTTTAAAATTACCTAGTGAAACGGAAGTAGCGAGTCCTACAATTAGTAAATCAAATACTATTATTACTCATACAGAAGTGGATAGTAGTAAATTTCAATCTTTGGCATCTCAAACGCAAGTAGACACACAAACGCAAGTAGACACACAAACGCAAGTAGACTCTCAATCAAGTGAAAAAACGTTAGTAGATAGTGATATAAATAAGGGTGGCAAAAAAATTATAAAAAAAACTTCTAGTTCTTCAGAATCAGAATTAGATTCAGAGTTAGAATCTCGACAAGAAGAAATATATATTGATCCAAAAGATTTAACTGGTAAAAAAGGATTAGAGAGAATGATGAATTTTGTAGATGAAATATCTCCTCCGAAAAAAGGAGATTTTGAATATAAGAAAACAACTCTTACGAAATATGGGAAAATTTTCTCTCGAGAACTCATTGGAACTTATAGTTCTAAAATTAAATCAGTAATAGATAATTTAATGTCTATTGATAAAGACAAAGTATCAGAGGGAGTGATTTTAATTTATTCTCAATATATTGACAGTGGATTAATACCAATGGCTTTAGCATTAGAAGAAATGGGATTTATTCGTTATGGTAAAGATACCTCTTCTTTATTTAAAACAAAACCAACGGAAACTGTAGATATTCGAACTTTAAAACCACCTACCAATAAAAATGATTTTATTCCAGCTAGATATGCTATGATTACAGGAGATACCAGGTTATCACCTGATAATAATTATGAAGTAAAAGGAGCCACAAATGATGATGAGAAGAATGGAAATCAGTATGGTAATAAAATAAAAGTAATATTAATATCGAAAGCCGGTTCCGAAGGTATAGATTTAAAATTCATTCGACAAGTTCATATCTTAGACCCATGGTATAATATGAATCGTATAGAACAAATTATCGGAAGAGCAGTTCGTAATTTTAGTCATAAAGATATTCCTTTTGAAAAAAGAAATGTAGAAATTTTTTTATATGGAACTATTTTAGAAAATAATGTGGAAGAAGCAGCTGATTTATATGTATATAGAGTTGCAGAATTTAAAGCAATTCAAATAGGGAAAGTAAGTAGATTATTAAAACAAACTTCTGTTGATTGTATCATTAATCATGATCAAACCAATTTTACTCAAGAAATATTGGGTGAAAATTTGGAGGATGTAACACAAATTCTCTCGAATCGAATGCAAATTTCTAATTTTAAGATAGGAGATGCTCCTTTTTCTCCTGCATGTGATTACATGGAATCATGTCAATACCAGTGTATACCAAATAAAATAATTAAAGATAACGATTTAAATGAGGATACCTATAATGAAACTTTTATATTAATGAATTCTGAAAAAATATTACAAAAAATAAGATTATTAATGAAAGAAAGTTTTTTTTATACTAAAAAAAATTTAATTAACTTAATTCAAGTTCCAAAAAAATATCCATTTGTTCAAATATATTCAGCTTTAACTCAATTGGTTGAAGATGATAATGAATATATCGTAGATAAATATGGAAGAAATGGACATTTAGTTAATATTGGTGATTATTATCTTTTTCAACCAATTGAATTGAGAGATAAAAATATTTCTATTTTTGACAGATCAGTGCCAATTGATTATAAACACACGATGATTGATTTTGAAATAAATAAAGAGGTTTTAAAACCTGTGATAGATACTAGAAATGTAAACAATGTAGAGAATAAAGAAACGATTTTGAATCAACATGCTATAGAAATTGTGAGAGAATTAAAAGAAAATTTTGATTTGACAAGAGAATTTACTAAAGGAAATAAGGTTCCAAGAGGAGATGATAATTGGTATAAACATTGTGGTATAGTTATAAAGAAGATGTCCAAAAATGATAACATTCCGGTTCCAACACTCTTGGAATTTTTAGTTGACCATATGTTGGATTGTTTATTATTTAACGATAAATTTGAATTAATCAATTACTTATATTCCTTAGAAAATATAACACAAAATTCCTTTGAATGGTATGCAAAAGACTATTTCGAAAGAAATAGTATTTATACGAAAAATTTTAGTGCTATCGTCTTTTTTGATTTGAATAAAAGAAAAATACTTATTTTAAATAAAAACAATGAATGGGTATTAGCAGAACCGGAAGATGAAAAAGAGTTGGCATTATCACCTGAAGCGAAAAAAATTTTAAATTTAAGCTTAAGTGAATTTAACAATATAGTAGGATTTATTGGTTATGAGAAATCGAATAGATATTTTATTTTTAAAACAAAAGATATGTTAGCGAAAAGAGATACTGGAGCAAGATGTGATGAAGCAGGTAAAACAAAAATAATTGAACAATTAAATAAAATACTTGGATCTGAGAAATTTACGAAGGATAATACTAAAATGATAAAAGATCAAGATGGAAATATCATTCAAGATACTGTTGGACAAACAGAGTTATGTGTTTTACAGGAATTTACACTTAGATATTTTAATAGTGTTAAAAAAAATAATAAAATATGGTTTTTATCTCCAGAAATGGCAATTTATTATAAATTATATAATATTATTAGTAAATAGGAAATTTACAAATAGATTATAAATAATTATAAGTAGTTTTATAGATTTTATATATACTTAAAAAATAATTATATATAAATGAATGGGTTGTGATTATTATATATTTAAAAGTTTGGAAATAGATTTTCATTATTCAATTAATCCTGTTTTTATAGAATTATCTATGGAACGCGGGTATTTTTATGAATTAAATTTAGATGAAGACCATCCAGATTATGAAGAAAAATATAAAGAATATATTAGAGAACAATTAGAACTGAACATGGATAATATACTTATTTATTCAGATGACAATTTTGTTTTACCAAAATACGATAGAAGATATAGAGATTTAATAGATGAAAAGATTAAAAGTTGTAATAAAGAATGGAAAGATATAAGAAAAATAATGAAAGTTGAACATAGAAGTGAGAGAGACTGAAATGTATTTTAAAAAGAAAGGTTATTAATAATTCAATTCTCAAATCTCTCTATCCATAAATTTAATTATATTTAAATAAAAAATTGAAAATTAATTAAAAGATTATTATATATTAATATATAACCATGGATAATAATGCAAAAATGAATCAATCAAAAATGAAAAAGAGAGAATTCAGATTAAGTTCTATCTATTCAAGATGTTTAATAACTAGAAATATTTTATTACCATTAACATCTATTGGTAAAAATATACAACAAACAATTGAAAAAAATATAGCTTTCAATTATGAAGGAAAGTGTTTGGTGGAAGGATTTATTAAACCGAATTCCTCTAAAATAATTACTTATTCTAGTGGTTTAATTGAGAGAGGTAATAGTATATCTTTTGAAGTAGTTTTTGAGTGTGAAGTTTGTTTTCCAGTGGAAGGAACTATTATACAATGTGTAGCAAAAAATATCACGAAAGCAGGAATAAAATGTGAAAGTTTTGAAGAAGTTCCTTCTCCTATTATTGTATTTATAGCAAGAGATCATCATTATAATAATTCCATGTTGGCAACTATTCAAGAAGGTGATAAAATAAATGTGAAAATTATTGGTCAGAGATTTGAATTAAATGATAAATATGTATCTATTATTGGTGAATTAGTAAAACAAAGAAATGATGTTGAATTAAATAGAAAAGAGAAACCAAAACCAAAGTTAGTTATAGAATATTAAAACATTAATACGAAATAAAAATTTAAAAACATGAAAAGAATATATATATAATGGAACTATCCTTAATTAATGAAGAAAATGATATTTTAATAAATGAAAATAAATCTTTTTTATTGAAGGAACCAAATTTGGAAATAAATATAAATGAAGATAATATTTCTTTTTTAACCGAATTAAATTTTATTAGAGATAAAATCGAATGCATGAATAAATTTAATCAAATCGAAGTATTAAGAATATTACATAAACATAATGAAGTTACATTAAATGAAAATAAATATGGAATTCATATAAACTTATCTGATTTATCCAAAACAATTCTTGAAGAGTTACATAATTATATTAAATATGTAAATACTCAAGAAATTGTGTTACACGAAGTAGAGCAAGAAAAAGAAAATTTTAAAAATATATATTTTACAAAAGATAATAAAGATATTAAAACAAAAAATAGTATATAATGTCTACGTCAAATAATATAGTAAAAGAAAATATTAAAGTAAATGAAAAAGAAGATAATTATAATCATGTATTAAATAATTTACAAGATTATATGCTAACAGAAGAAAACATTATAAAGGCTATGGATCAAAATAGTTATTCAAATAGCAATAGCAATCCTAATCCCATTCCTGTAACAAATAAACCAGTTAATAATGATAAATCATGTAAAAAAGATAAAATGTTAATTCCTAATAGGGATGATAGTTTATTTTGGTGTTTTTATGTAATAAAAAACGGATACGATAAATATGAAATATTAGATATTAATATTGTGGTAGAAAAGAAATTAAAAATAGAGTATATTGAAAAACTGAGAAAAGAGAAAGCATTATTAAAAACATTTAAAATTGCATCTTTAACTCATATAGAAAATCAATTAGCAAATGAAAAAAGTATTGACATTAAAACATTTTTTTCTTTATGTGCAATTGAAAAAATAAATATATTTTATGTTCATAAACGTTTTTATTATGAAAATATAATGGATCCAAATAATGATATACATATTATTAATAAAATAAATAAATTCAAATATGGATATGAAGGGATATGTCTTAAAAAAAGACAAGATTATACTTCATCTTTATTACAAGTAACATGTATTGACAAACCAATCAAAGCAATTTCTTTTTATAAAGTAAATGAATTAGAAAGTATGTGTCAAAAATTAGCTTTGGAAACTATAAATATTGATAACAATAAAACTATGAGCAAAAAAGAATTATATGAAAAATTAATTCTTTATTTTTAAAAAAAATGAATAACAATATAAAAAATATGTTTTATAATATATAATAATGTCTTCTATTAAAAAAACGAAAGTTAATAAAACAAATATGAATGAAACAAATTTGAATACTTTATCCAAAGAACCTCTTGAGGAAGTATTTGAAGAAGACGTAGAAATAGAATATATAAAACAAGAGGCAACCAAAAAAATGAATGAAAAAAATGAGAAGGGTGATAATAAAAGTATTTATGTTCAAAAACAACAAGCAAGTTTTGAACAATTAATTCGTAATTATTATGAAAGTAATCCATTTGATACATCCAATAAAACCGCTGAATTAGAAGTTAGATTTGGAACTAGAGGAATAAAAAATTTAAATAAAAATGATTATGATAATGTAATAAAAAAATTAAAATCATCCAATTTTACTTCTTTAAATGAAAATGGTGAGTATAGTCTTCGTATGCAAAATGAATTTTTAGATAGCAATACTGGTAAATTTAGAGTATCTAATATAAGAACAGAAATATACGGTTTAACACAAATTCAAGAGTATTGTATAAATAATAATTTAAGTGAAATAATAAAAAATTCTTTTGCTAGTGTTCGTTTTACAAAGAAAAATGCTGCTTTTAATGATAAAAAAGAAAGAATTCTTCCAGTTAATTTTGACGATTTTAATTTTAGAGTCTCTTTTCAAACAGAAGAAGTAACTTATTCTGGTAGATCTAATACATATATTGTAGATAATTGGCAAAAATCTAAAAAAACTTTTCGTTATTTAAATAGAGTAACTTTTAAAAATCCTGATTATCCAGTTAATGTAGATATAAGTATTGTAAAAGATTCCGAAAGAGAAGGTTATGATTATAAAAAGTATTATACTACCGAGGAAGCTGGAATATTTTCAAGACCTGAAAGATATGAGATTGAATTGGAAGTTATTAATAAAGAAATAGGTCCTGGAACTAAATTTAATAGTCCACAGATTATTTTAGAATGCTTAAGAAAGGTAATTAAGACTGTATTAAGTGGATTACAAGGAACAAATTTTCCTATTTCTTATACGGAACAAAAAAGTATTTTAGAAAAATACATGGAACTTTTACATAAAAACGATTTTAATAGAAATAGACCTATTTATCCTAGTAATTTTATTGGTCCATCTTCCAAAACACTTCAGACTCAAAATATTGCAGTAGTAGATGAAAACTCTATTATTCCTAATATAAGAGTTAATTACACAGTAACTGATAAAGCAGATGGAGATAGATGTCTTTTATACATAAGTGAAACAGGTAAAATATATTTAATTAATACTAATATGAATGTTATATTTACGGGCGCAAAAACATTTAGTAAAGAAACATATGATACTTTAATAGATGGAGAATTAATTCTTCATGATAAAAATGGAACATTTATTAATTTATTTGCAGCTTTTGATATTTATTATGTTAATAAGATAGATGTCAGATCTTATAGTTTTATGCCCTATAAAAAAGAAACAGATATTGATAAATTTCGATATTACTTGTTAAAAAAAATTGTTTTATTTTTAAAACCAGTTTCCATTTTAGAAACAGAAAAATCCATGAAAGAAAAAGATAAAAATATGAAATCAGTATTAGAAAGATATGCTTCAAAAGAAAAATTTCTGTCTCCAATAAACATACAATGTAAACAATTTTATCCAGAAAATCCTGAAATAGATGATATATTTGTTGCTTGTAACAGCATTATGACAAAAGTTGCGAATAATTTATTTGAATATAATACAGATGGTTTAATATTTACACCTGCATATATGGGAGTTGGTGCAGACGTTGTAGGCAAAGCTGGTCCATTAAGTAAGATGACATGGGATTATTCTTTTAAATGGAAACCTCCAAAATATAATACCATTGACTTTTTAGTTACCACAGTTAAATCTACAAATGGAGATGATGAAATAAAACCAATTTACGAGGAAGGGTTGAATGTATTAAATAATAATCAAATAAGTGAATATAAAATGATACAATTAAGATGCACTTTTATTGAAAAAATACATGGTTATGTAAACCCCTGTCAAGATGTCATTGATGATATTATTACAGAATATGTTAATTTTGAAGATAAAAATACCAATGAAGCCAAACCAGTTCAGTTTTATCCAACGAATCCATATGACCCAACCGCTGGATTATGTAAAATTATGTTAAAACTTGATGATAATAATGTAATGCAAATGTTTACAGAAGAAGACGAAGTTTTTACAGATAATACTATCGTAGAATTTAGTTATGATTTAACTAGAGAAAAGGGTTGGAGATGGATTCCACTTAGAGTAAGATATGATAAAACTTCTGAATTTCGACAAGGTTATAAAAATTTTGGGAATGCTTATCATGTAGCAAATAGTAACTGGATGTCTATTCATAATCCAGTTACAGAAGATATGATATGTTCAGGATTAAATATTCCAAAAGTTAATGTGGATGAAGATGTTTATTATAATAGAGTTTCTGGTGCTTCAAAAACACAAGCATTGCGTGATTTTCATAATTTATATGTAAAGAAAATGCTTATTAAAAACGTATCTAAAAAAGGAGATTCTTTGATTGATTATGCATGTGGAAAAGCAGGTGATTTACCAAAATGGATTAGTGCTAATTTGTCATTTGTATTTGGTATTGATATTTCGAAAGATAACTTGGAAAATCGATTGGATGGAGCTTGTGCTAGGTATTTGAATTATTGTAAATCGAATAAAAATATGCCTGGTGCTTTATTTGTCAATGGAAATAGCAGTTATAATATTAAAAATGGAAGTGCAATGTTGAATGATAAAGCGAAACAAATTACCAAAGCAGTTTTTGGTATTGGTAAAAAAGATGAACGTGAATTAGGAAAGGGAGTTTATAAACAATTTGGTAAAGCTGAAGAAGGTTTTAATATATCCTCTTGTCAATTTGCATTACACTACTTTTTTGAAAGTCCAGAAACCTTTCAAGGATTTATGGTAAATTTAGCTGATTGCACAAAATTAGGAGGTTATTTTATTGGTTCTGCTTATGATGGAAAATTATTGTTTAGTTTATTGAAAAATAAACAACCTGGTGAAAGTGTTCAAATAGTAGATGATAATGTTAAAATCTGGGAAATAGTGAAAGAATATAATTCTTTAACTTTAGATGATAATGCAAGTTGTTTAGGATATAAAATTGATGTTTATCAGGAAACAATTAATCAATTAATTCCAGAGTATTTAATAAATTTTGATTATTTGAATAGAATCATGGAAGATTATGGATTTAAAATAATAGATAGGAATGAAGCAAGTAATTTACATTTACCGGAAGGAAGTGGATTATTTAGTGAATTGTATTTAAATATGCAGGAGGAAATACAAAAAAATAAATTTAAAAAAAATGAGTATGGAACTGCACCTCAAATGAATGCTTTTGAAAAGAAGATATCCTTTTTAAATAGATATTTTATCTATAAAAAAATTAGAAATGTGAATGCAGAAAAAGTAGAAATTGATTTGGGTGATTATGATTTTAGTAATGCATCTTCAAAATTAGAAACAAAAATGGCAATTGAAGTTGCAAAGAGTGAAGTAAAAAAACTTACTCCAAAGATAAAAAAATTAAATAAAAAATTATTATTGGTTCCGGCAACAGAAGCTAAAGAAGTTTCTATACAACCTATTGTTAACACTAATCTAAAAGAAACTGAATTTGTTTATGAATCAAAACCAGAACCTGAACCTGTAATTGAAATAAATAAGAAAACAGAAAAGAAAGGTAAAATAGAGAAAAAAGCTAAGATAGAAAAACCAGAGAAGTCAGGTAAGCTAGAGAATCCGGAGAAGAAAGAAAAAAAAGAGAAGAAAGAAATAGTAAAAAATGAGAAAACAACTATTAAAAAAAAATTATTATTAATTGAAAGTGATGATGATGATAATTAAATTAATTACTTACTTAAATATAATTATATATATTATTATAGTAAATATGAGCTATTATATCATACCAAAAATTAATAATTTAGTTATTATAAACCCATATATTCAAATGAATCAGTCGCCTATATTTACATCTCATAGTCTTTTTTTATTCTATAATGATTTAAAAGAACAGCTACTAAGAATAAATAATTATTATATTAAAAGTTCCCATGATTTTACTATAGATAAAAATACAATTACAATTGAACATATTAAAAAAATAATTAATCCTTATGAATATATTTTTTCTAAGGTTCCGGGATCTAAATATTCTGTAAGTAAATTAAAACCAATAACTAATTTATTTTATGATTTGTTAGAAATTGCAAATACACTTAATTTATTTGATAATTTTAAAAATATGAATATTAAAACAATTCATATAAGTAATAATTTTGATGATTCATTAGAATGTATTGAATTAATAAGAGAAAATATGAAAGATGATAATTATAGCTTTCATAATATAGATAATATTTATAATAGCTCTGATGAAAATAAATTTCATTATATATTTTATGAAATAGATAATTTATATTTTCAAGATAATAATTTATATGTATTAAGTTTAATAAAAATATTATTATTTATTTTAAAGAATCAAGAAAAAAATGGATGTTGTTTGATTAAAATCGATCATATTTTTCATAAAGCGATTGTTGATATTATATATATATTAGGTTCTCTCTATGAAAAAATATATGTTATAAAACCAAATACTAGTAATATCATTTCTTTTGAAAAATATATTGTATGTAAAAATTTAATTTATTGTGAAAATAAAAAAAAAATATATAATAAGTATTATAATCAATTTAATAATTTTATTATTAATTATCATTTTTTAGATAACCCGAAGAATATTAATTCTATTATAGAGAATGATTTACCTTATTATTTTATAAATAAAATTGATGATATGAATATTATTATTGGGCAACAACAATTAGAATCTATTGATCAAATTATTAATATATTTAAAAATAAAAATAAAGAGGAAAAACTAGATATTATTAGAAAAAATAATATTCAAAAATCAGTGAATTGGTGTGAAAAATTTAAGATACCGTGTAATAAATTTTCGGAAAAAATTAATATTTTTTTACCTATTATTAAAAAGAATAAAGATTATGACGATGAAATATTAATTAAAGAAGAAATTTGCATTGAAGAAAGTTTATAAATTTACTTATTATTGTTATATTTTAAAATATATTACATTAATAAAAATATAAAAATATAAAAATATAAAAATATAGTAGAAAAAATAATATATTTTTAAAAAAGAGATTAAAATTTATTTTGATTTTAATACTGTAGGGAAAAAGTATTGAAAAATATATTTATTTGTATTTACTTAATAGTAAATATAAATATTCAGTTTTTATTTTAGTATAAAATATTGTAGATGATTATTATATGATTAAAATAAATAACCCATTCCATAATGATATTAAAAATGCATTACTATTTGATGAACCTATAGAAGAAAATTTACATATAATAATTGTTACTTCTAATCCTTGCTCTTTTAAAAAAAGATATAAGTTAACAAGCGAATTTATTGAGAGAATACAAAAAGAAAAAAATGTAATAATTTATATAGTTGAATTAATATTTAATAATCAACAATTTAAATTTACTGAAGCACATAATTCAAAACATTTACAATTAACAAGTAATAAAGTTTTATGGCATAAAGAAAACATGATTAATTTAGGTATCAAATATTTATTACCTAATGATTGGAAAGCAGTAGCATGGATAGATGCAGACATAGAATTTGATAATCATGATTGGGCATTGAATACACTTAAAATATTAAATTATTCTCGAGATATAGTTCAGTTATATACTAATTGTGTTGAAATGGATGAAAATAAAGAATTACTATTATTACATACAAGTTTCGGTTATAAATTTACTCATAATGAATTAAAAGGGTATGGATCCCATTATTGGCACCCGGGCTATGCATGGGCATGTAATAGATTAGCATATGAGAAAATGGGAGGATTATATGATAGATCTATACTTGGATCAGGAGATAATATAATGGCTCATTCTTTAATAAATATGGGTATTGAAACTTTAAAAAAAGGAATGAATTCTGATTATATTATGGATGTATTTGAATATCAACGTAAAATAAATGGATTAAAACTTGGATATGTGCCAGGTATTATTAGACATTATTATCATGGGTCAAAAATAAATCGTAAATATACAGATAGAGAAGATATATTAAGAAAATATCAGTTTAATCCTAATTTACACATTAAATATAATAATATTGGATTATTAGTGCCAACGGAAGAGATGACGACTGAAATGTTGGAAGAAATTTATCAGTATTTTTTACAAAGAAATGAAGATGATGAATAATAATATTTTTAAATATCATCAATAAAGGGACAAATGGTTATATTACCATTTTTCGTGTAAAGTCCTGGATTACATTGAGGGGCTTTATTTTTTAAAATCACTGGTATTTTACCAGGTATTATTCCATTTGTTAGTTCAGTTACTGCTTGTGATGCATAAACATCTGTATTATTTAAACTTGCCAAATTTGTATTTATAGTATCTACATTTAATTTTAATAATCTTGTGCTATTGGATACTGCACCTTCGATAGCAAATTGAGGATTACTTGGTTTATAATATACTAATTTACACCCATTTGGATTACTAGGGCCAGAAATTGGCACACCATAATATGGGTTAGATACAAATGATAAAAATAAATACATTGCATTTGGATAATAATATAAATTCTTCTGAATATAATTTTTTAAATCAGTAATATTAGTTATTTCAGCCTTATAAAAGTTATCTAAGTCTTCGCTACTAATAACTGAATTATTCAATAAAATATTCATAAATTTATTTATTAAGCTTATTTCAGATGATTCAATAATATCAAAATTTGGATAACAATTCGCAAAATAAGCGTTATTTAGTGCTTCTGGTGTTCCTGGTATATTGGATGGATTATTTGGAGATGGTATAATATTTTTTTGAAAATTAAAGATTCTTTGATTGTATGTTTGACATCTATTTTGTAAATATTGTTTCGTTGTAGTAAAATACTTTTTACTTAATATAGTTTTTGGTGCAAGGACTCTTTTTAATGCTTTCTTTTCCTGATTACAACATAATGGTTGTGTAGTAGTTTCTTTATTGGGTTTATCTGTTATATTATTGGGATTAATATAAATATTTGAAATAAGTGATACACCTTGACATGTTTTACAATCATTGGTTATTTGATCAACACTATCTATTTCATTCGGAGAATTAGGTGAAATACTATACATTCCTGGTGTATCCATTATTGAATTTAATAATCCACTTCCACCTGATCCACCACCTAAGGATGCTCCCATAGATGATTTTACATATCTATTTATATTGTAATTAATAAGTGGAATTTGGGGAATAGAAGGATTATTCATATATTCAGTTAAATCAGGACCAGGTATCACTCTTCCCTTTCTATAATGTTTCATTGGGCGTGGTAAACCAAACCCAGTTGGAAATATATTACCTGGATCATTATTCGTTAAAGGTCGAATATGACTAGAAGCTATACCTATAGGATTACTGGAAGATCCAGATCCTTTCCATGAAACATATCCTCCTTGTGGAAGATTATTATTATAAGATTTCATTCCTAATGGATAAAAAGCGGTAGACATTATAATAATATCAAAGAAAATAAAACAAATATTATTATATATTAATTATATGTCTATTCTTATTGATTTATTAATATTTTTTTTTATTTCATTAATTATTTATCAAATATTTTTAGCATATATCAATGTTAAAGAAGGTTTAGATAATCCTGTTATAGTAGTAGATAATAATAGTCATGAAAATGATCCAATGATTCTGTCTCAAAAAAATGCAGGTAGTATAGAAGTATTAAAAGATAGATTAGATAATCTGGAGAAAAAACAAATGAATATTATCACAGTAGATATACCTGATATTAATAATCATTTGAAAACGTTGGATTCTAATTATAACACATTAAATACCAAAGTGGATAATCTTCTTGAAACACAGAGTAAATATGCATCTCTTCTTACCAAACCTGAAATTACGGGAACAACATAATGATAAAAGACAAAATAAAAATATTTTAATCTTTAAAATATATTTCTTTTATGTAAATAAATAAAATAAATATATATTAGATGTCCAATTTATTTGAAGAAGTTTTAAATGATGCTACTGGAATAGAAGAAAAATTATTGGGACCAACATATCCTTATTATAAAAATATAAGAACTCCTTCTGAAATCGGTATGTCGAGTGATGGAAGTATATCAGCATTGGCAAGAGATATTGATGGGCTTATTGCTTACGTAGAAGTATTAGTTGAAGGAACAGGACAAGCATCTTCAACAGGGAGACCTTTAGGAAATAAATTTTTTTTAAAAACAGGAGCTAAATGCCTTGATACAAAAACAAAACAACAAGTTGATAGATATATTTATATTGATAATGTTCCAGAAGGAAATATACCTTTTATCTCTTCAGGATTAGGAGTAAATTTTAGTGAATTCAAAGGTTTAATTCCAGGAACCATGAGTGATTTAAATACATTGAATCCATTTAATCTAATGCAATCCTTTTTATCTGGATCTATGCCAGATTGTCAAGAATTACCAATGGAAGTAATTGATATTAATAATATGTCTTCTGTAGAAAGTCATTTTGTTACATTAACGGATATTAAAAATATGGATCCATGTAGTTTTCAAAATAAAAATAATCCATTATCAGGTCAAGGATGTAGGGAGGCTTTTTCTAACGAATATAATTCTTCTAATAATAAAAAAAGTAAAAAAACTGATAAAAATAAAGATCAAAAAAATACAAATATTTCCTTACCTGAAGATCCAATGGTTCAATTGTATTTTTTTGGGGTTTCCTTATTAGGAATTTATATTTTATATCGTTATATGGAAAAATAATACATTTTATATATTATAATCTATTTATATAGTAAATAATATGTCTAATTTATTAAGTGGAATTTTTTATAATTATATTGATTTTATTTATGCTATTGGTTATTTTGGAGAATATATTACTTTTTTAATTACGTGTGCGTTAATTTTTAACCAGCATATATATTTTATTTTTTACATAATTTTTTTCATTTTAAATAGAGTTATTAATCAATATGTAAAACAAATATTCAAAGGAGAAAGACCAAAGCATCCAGTTAAATTTTTAGAGAGTGATCAATTTACGAAAAAGAAATTTGGTATGCCTTCTGGACATTCACAATTAACATTTTTTTCTATAGTATATGGTTATCTTGTAATCAATCAATTTATACCATGGACATTATTGTTATTAATAATAGGGTTTATAGTTATGTATGAAAGATATATATTTAGAAATCATACGATTAATCAACTGATATATGGGTCATTGTTCGGTTCTGCAATTGGACTTTTATGTTACTCAATAGTTAATTTAATTAAAAAAATATAAAAGACTTTTATTATATAATATATATTACCTGATTTACATAATGAAAATTTTTATTTATATTTACATTTATATTTACTTAATGAATATTGTCATTATTTTTTCACAAAAAAATAGAATTCAATTTATAGGTAAATTTTTATCTTTGGATCAATGGAATTTAATTCATCGTTTATTAGTGAATCCTAATACTAATATATCTATGAGAAAAAAAATACATACTATATTATATACTTATTATGATCAATGGTCTTTTTCCAAAGCATACCAATTTAAACAATTACATAAAAAAAAATGTGAACATATTTCAACCCAAGAATTATATACTTATGCTTCCTATGGCTTATATAAATGTATTCCTCTGTATAAATCTGAATATAAATATCCATTTATATCTTTTGCTGAAAAATATGTTCGTTATGAATTATTAAAAGGATTAACTGATTTATATCCTATAACTACAACCTCAAAATATCAACGGAAAAAAGGATATACAAATTTAAAAAAAAAAATAAATAAGGTTCAAATGATTGGAGATAATCAATGGATTTATGACAAATTAGTGAAAGAAAAAAATATTCAAAATGAACCATTTTTAAAAGTTTTAGATACAGATTATTACAATTATATATGGAATTATGTTGATAATATGAGTCCTTTTCAGAAAAGAATATTAAAATTAAAATATAACTTTTATTTTGAAAAAATAAGATCTAATAAGGAAGTATCTATTTTAATGGAATGCTCTGAGGAATGGATACGTCAAAATATTATTTTAATTATATCTAATTTGGATAAAAATAAAATTTTATGTAAAAATAAAAATAATAATGAATCTATTTCGATTATTTATTAAAATGAATCTTCCATTTCATCCAATGTAAAAGTAAGAGTATTTTGTTGAAAATGTTTTATAGTTTCATTATATCCTCCAATAAATTCTCCTTTGTAGAAAACAATTGGAAAAAAACGATAAGGAACATTTGCTATTTTTTCAATAAAGATAAGAAAGTTTTCTTTATCCTTTAATAAATATTCATCACAATCCACAATGAATGGTTTTAAAAAGTTGGAAGATATATTATTATTTAATAATAATTTTGTTTTTTCACAATATGGACATCCACTTTTACAATATATAGTATAAGTATCCAAACTAGGGGTTATAAATTCCATTTTTAATATATAAAAAGATACATAATTTCTTTTTATATATTTTATTTTTCATTATTGATAAATATTAATATTGTAATTTAATTACGTTTAATGTAATATTTTATTTTTTACTTTTTATATCTACGGCTCGATTTTTTTCCATTTTTCTTATTTTTACGTCTTTTTGACTTTCCACCAACCCATTTATGAACTTGAGCAGTGGGAGTTCCTTTAAATGGCGCAGCAGAAAAAGCTAAATTGGTAGTTGAATAATTGTCTTTATATCCTCCTCGTTTTGATCTTGTTTTTCTTCCCATTTTACCTCCTGTAATACCAATGTCTCTCTCTATATTTGATACTCCAGCCTCTACAGAACTAACTGCAGAAGAAGCTCCTGATTCTACTGAACTTAATGCAGACGATCCCATATTTTTAGCTGAAGTAACCATTTCATTTGCTCCACTAATAACATTACCAGTAATACTTCTTGCATCATTGGATATCTCTGAACCAAATTCTTTGGTTTTATCAATAACAGTATTTGCACCATCTTTCACAGAATAAGTTAAACTGTTCCATGCGTCAGATAACGATTCCCATATTCCTCCTCCTTTTATATTTTTTCTTGATTTTTTTGGCATTCTACTATAAGATAAGAAATTATAATAAAAGCTTTTTGGATTAAACTTTATATACAAAAATACGCAACTATATTTTTATTTTCTTTATTTTATTAAAAGCCTAAATATATTCCATTTAATAAATAAATCTTTTTGTTTAATAGGTAGAACGGACTTGAGATCCCCAACCACAAATAGCTCCATTCCTTAAAGAGGTATTTTCTATCGCACCCTTTTTCTTTGGTGCTACACAGCCTCCTGATCTAGCTCTATTTAAAACAGATCTAACATTAGATGGACAATAATTTTTAGTTGAAATTGGAGCAGGAATTGGTAATCCTACTTTATATGAACTTTTCCCTATAGCATAAGCTTTTTTCTTTGCAAGATATTGAGAAGAATCCTTGGGAGCAATATAATTCATATAATTTGAAGGAATTTGTGTTTGAGAAGAATATCCATACATTGAACCAAAAGCAGAATTTATTGTTTGTTGTCTTTGAATAGCCAAACCATTGGTCGACTCTGCTGTTCTCAAATATTGATGTCTAGCAGTAACAAATTCATCAGATGCTATAGGTTCTTGTGAAGGATAAAATAAAGGAGGAGTTGGTCTAATACCACTTAAAGTTCCTAAGTTATGTTGTCCAATAACAGATGGATAATTATTAGTTGATAATGGACCATAAACTGGAGTGACGACTATATCAGAATATTGTGTCATTTATATTATCTATTAATAATATAAATAATTAATTTTTTTTTTAAGAAATTACGTTAATTAGTATCTATGAACAGCGCGAAATGCAGATTGAGAACCAGAAGAATTATCTCCTCCATAAGATAAATCATTGTAATTTCTACTAGTTGCTCTTTGTTTTAAATAAGTTGTATAATCTGAACTATCATAAACATATTTAACATTACATGTTGCAGGAGGAACAAATGTTCCATCACATACACTTTGAACACCACCAAATCTTTGTGATAAACCATGTAAATTTGGAATACTTTGAGGAGTTAAACATGCTCCACCACATGTATAAGCTTTACGAGATAAAATATCACCACTATTATTTACTGCACGAAATGGTGTAATAATTCTTGTTTTATTACTTTTTTTTAATTGAGATGGATAGGTTGTATTCCAGGCTTGTGTTAATGTAAATCGAACTTGTTCAAAATTAATATAATCTTTATCTACATCAACTATATTTTGCGGCATGAAGCCTTGTATTCCTCCACCATTCGATTTCTTTAAAAGAGAGTTTACTCCTGGTATAATTAAACCTATATTTGTATTAGCCATTTATATAATAGAACTATAAAAAATGTTTGAAATCTATTAGTTGCCTAAAATTATAAATTTATTATTAAAATAATAATTAATAAATATATTCATTAATGTTTACGTTTACGTTTACTAATATTCATAATTGTAATTTTTTATTTATAATGTTTTTTTGATTTTTTTCCTTTTTTATTGCGTCTTTTCGTTTTTTTATGAGATCCTCCAACTCTTGCTTGTAAATCTTCTGATTCGTCATTTGGATCGTAAGAAACTTTTGAATTTAAAGCTTTATTTTGAAACTCAATGGTTCTTTTTAAATCTTGAATTTCATCTTTATAATTTTGACAATTATTATTTTTGGACATACTTCCTCCCATTTCTATATTATATAGTAATATATTTTGTAAAAAACAGGTTCTTTTCCTAAAATAATAAATTTATTTTGTTTTATTTTATTTTATTTTTTTCTTTTCGTTTGTTTCTTTTTTCTGCGCAGACTATTTCTTTTTTTACTTTTACCTCCATCCAATACTTTCAATAACTTTTCTGTATTATCACTAAGGTCATACTTTTTATCTGTTGGAACAAATTTTAATTTATCTAACTCTAATTTAAGTTTGTTATTTTCAGTTAATAAATCTCTTATTTGATATTGCTCATATTCACATTTATTTTTATTAACGGAATTACTATTTCCCATTTTATATTATAACAATAAATTTATTTAATTATAATATATATACATACATTAAAATAAATCTAAATATGGTAATTCTTTATTGGAAATAGTAGTTTGATTTTTAAGTAAATCAGATAAAAACATGAAATAATCCGAATTGTTGGTTAATATTTCTTTCGCTTGTGCATATGCTTCTTTCACTAAATCTAAAGTTTCATTATCAATTAATGATTTGGTTTCTTCTGAATAAGAATTACTGAAAAAAGGATTTTCCTCTGTATCTTTATAAAAGACTTGTAAATTCTCTCCCATTCCATAATTACAAATCATTTGTTTGGCTAATTTATTTGCCTGATTTAAATCTTGTGTTGCACCTAATGAAACAAAATTATCTCCATAATAAATACTTTCTGCTGCTTTTCCTCCCATTGCAATAATTAATCGTTTTTTCAAAATATCTTTTGTATATAAACCTTCGTTTTTAATTTCAGGTTTTTCTGTAAAAAGTGTATAGCCACCTGCACCATTGTAAGTAGATTGAATAGATACTTTCTTAAAATCAAAATATTCTTTAAATTTCAAAACTAATAAAGTATGACCTATCTCATGAATAGTAACACGAGTCACTGTTTCATTATCTTTTTTCATATTATTTCGTAATAAACCAACAATAGATTTTTCAAAAGAATCATAAATAAAATTCTCCTTTATTACAGAATAATTATTACGAACAGATAGAATTGCTGCTTCATTTATCAAGTTTTTCAATTGTGCACCAGAAAATCCATTGGTTAAATCGGCAATAGCATCAATATCAATATTCATTTCTTTTTTCTTATTATTTAAATAAAAATCCAATATTTTCTCTCTTGAATCTTTATCTGGAAGTGGGATTTTTATGATTCTATCGAACCTACCTGGTCTCAACAAAGCTTGATCTAAAATATCTTTACGATTGGTTGCTCCCATCACAATAATATTATCATTTTTATTAAATCCATCCATTTCATATAAAATTTGATTCAATGTTTGTTCTCTCTCATCATTTGCTCCATTGGAGGAAGATGCAGTGTTTCCTCTTTGTTTTCCAATAGCATCTATTTCATCAATAAAAATAATACTTGGAGCATTATCTCTTGCAGATTCAAATAATTTTCTTACTTTAGAAGCTCCAACTCCAACAAATACTTCTACAAATTCGGAACCTGATATAGAAAAAAAGGCGGAATTCGTTTCAAATGCAATTGCTTTTGCTAGTAATGTTTTACCAGTTCCTGGTGGTCCCTCTAATAAAATACCTTTTGGCATTTCAGCACCAATTTCTTTATATTCTTCTTTTTTACTCAAATATGAAATAACATCTCTTACTTCTTCAATGACTTCTGGACTACCTAACCATTCATTAAGAGAAATTTTAGATAAACTATCTTTAGTTACTATTTTATTATCCATATTGTTTCCTCCAAATAAATTTAAATTATTCCCTCCTTTTTTATTTCCTCCAATATTATTTCCACTATTAGATAAATTAACAATACCTGAAATAATGACAATCGCTATATAAATAGGAAATGCAATTTGTAAAAACTGACCTAAATTACTTGCTAATCCTTGAAACCATGAAATTAGTGGTGGAGTAAAATCAACAAAGGAAATATATACATCTTTTTCTAATGCTTTATCTAATAAATTAGGTAAAATGACTTTATTTATGGTAACTGTATGATAATGATGAAAAATATTAGAATTAAGAATATCATCTTTAAAAACTTCTATTGCTTGATTGGATTTTTCACTAATAAATATCTTGTTTACTTTTTCATCTATTATGTTTTTTATCACATCATTATAAGAATCCTTTAAAAAATAATCTTTGGAACTATAAATAGTATTTAAATCTTGTATATCGCTTGTCATACTTAATTTCATTTTATTTAATTTATTTTTTATAGGAAAATTCAAATACTTTTTTAAACTATTTATTTGAAAGGATTGAGACATGATCAAGGAGGTAAACCATAATAATATTATTGGAAACATGTATATTTATATTTATAATATGTAATCTTTATATAAAGATTATTAAATAATTAATGTAGAAAATATATATGATATTATTTACCTCTTTTTTCATGGCTTACAACATCAAAAAAATAAATGCTTTCACAAATGATTTTTTTCGTCATTGGCATTGTATTGGTATTGCAGATCAATTAGATTTAAATAAACCGAACATAATAAATATTGGTGAACTACCTTTGGTGTTTTGGAAGGATAATAATAAAGACCAACTTATTGCGAATATTAATATTTGTAAGCATATGGGTTCAAAATTAGATAATGGAATAATAACCAAAGATGGTTGTTTAAAATGTCAATATCATGGACTAGAAATAGGATATAAAGATAGATTTGGAGAGATGCTGGAACATGATGGAAAAATATTTTGGTCTTATCAACCTTTAAATAACAAACCATTTAGTATTCCTTTTTTTACAAATAAAGAATATGTTCACTCTTATTTAACTATGGATATGGATTGTTCTTTATTAGATAGTGCTTTAAATACAATAGATATTCGCCATCCAGAATATGTTCATAATAAACTATTTGGTTTTGGAAGTAAAAATCCTCCAATAAATATAAAAGAACATAAATATAAGGATAGACTTGGTTTATCTTTTGACTATACATCCAATAAATTAATGCAAAAAATAAATGATAATGTTTTCATGACAAATAATTTTCATATGTATGTTTATCCTACTTTTACTTGGTCAAAAGTTTCTTTTAATGAAAAAAATTTAATTATTGGTGTTAATTTTCTTCCTTTATCTCCACAAAAAACGCGATGGGTTATAACATTATGTCATAATTATTACAAATCTGCTATAGGAAAAGAATGTATGAAAGTTGCAGCAAGTAAAATTTTAGATCAAGATTTTCAACAAATGCAAAATCAGGCTCCACAAAATAAATTAAAAGAAGTAATATTACTTCAACATTTATTTCCAAATGAAGAAGTAATTGTTTCTTTGAGAGAAATGTTTCAAAAATATAAATATCCTGATTTACAAGATTGCTTGCATATTTATAATGAATTTAATAAATAAAATAGTAATTATATTTATCTTTGTGTAATATTAAAAAAAATTATTTTTTAATATTATTTTTATGTTTTTTTACTAGTTTTTCTTTTTTATTTTCTTTATTAAAATAATGAATAATTAATGTTTCTCCATATTTTAATGATCTGTCATGATTCTTGGAGCAATATTCATTGTATTTAATTCTTGAAATAATAATTTACATGCATATGGGATTTCCACATGAGCAAAGTCTACTCTATTATCACATGTTCTACAATGATGAATATGAATATTATCATTATACGATGCAATTAGTCCACATTTTTTACATACATATACAGAATATTTATCTGATGCGTCATACATTCTTCCACGTGTGAATCTTGCTGCTCCATGTGAAACCATACAATCTCTTTCCATCTCACCAAATCTTAGACCACCATCTCTGGATCTACCTTCCGCTGGTTGTCTAGTCAAGTTTACCATTGGTCCAATAGATCTACTATGTGCTTTATCATTGACCATGTGTTTTAAACGCTGATAAAATACTGGACCAATAAAGATATTACATTCTATTTGTTCTCCTGTCAAACCATTATACATCAATTCATTTCCATTGGATTCATAATTTAATCTACTTAATTCTTTACATATATCTTTTACATCAAAATCACCAAAAGAAGTTCCATCTCCAAATAATCCTAATTCTACTAATACTTTTCCTAATAGTGTTTCTTTTAGTTGTCCAATTGTCATACGAGATGGAATAGCATGCGGATTAATAATAATATCTGGTTTAATTCCTTCTTTCGTAAAAGGCATGTCACATTCTGGAATGATGTTACCAATGGTTCCTTTTTGCCCATGCCGACTCGAGAACTTGTCTCCAATTACTGGTTTTCTAACAGTTCTTAAACGAACTTTGGCAAAATTATAACCTTCTCCATTACGATCAATATAATTCTTATCAATATAGGTTTCTTCCATGGTTTTATAGATTTTACTTTGATCTTCAAATTTAATTACTTTGGTATGATCATTTCTATTTTCTTTAATTGGAGTAATTTTAGAAATAATAATGTCTCTATTTTCAACTAATGTATTTTCTGGAATCACACCTTTGCTATTGACTTTATTATAATTTCCTAATTTCATTCCTTTTGTCTTACTTGCATCAGGTCTACATCTAATTTCTTCATCTCCATTTATTTTTTGTTTATCTTCATCTTTTTCCGTATGATAAATAGTAGTAACAAATAATCCTCTATCAATCGATCCTTGATTAAATAATAACGAATCTTCTTGATTATATCCTGTATGTGTCATAATAGCCACAATCACATTAGTTCCAGATGGAATTTTATTTAATTCAATCATATTCATAATACGAGTGTCTACTAAAGGACGAGTTGGATAATTTAAAACATAAGCAGTTTTATCCATTCTATTCTCATAATTGGTAACATAAACACCCATTGCTTGTTTGGCTTGTGCGCATTGATACGTGTTCCTCGGGGATTGATTATGTTCCGGAAAAGGAATACATGATGCTAACACTCCGAAAATGGTGCTAGGATGAATTTCACAATGAGTATATCGAACAATTCTATCTGGATTATAAATTAATTCTTTTGGGCATGTAGAAATCATCGACCAACTTTGCTCTTCAGGATCAATATATTCTAAAATAGAATCATCTACTTTACTACTAGTTAACAAATGATCCCAATTTAATTCTGATTTTTGTATTTTATCAATAAGACTTCTAGTAATTAAAATATTATTATCTTTTACTCTTAACACAGGTCTAGATAATCTACCACTATCATTACATACTCTGATTTCTTTCATTCGATAATCGAAAATAATCGAAGTATAAATATTTATAATTCCTTTGGATTTCTTATCTTTTAACATAAGATATAAATTTTGTGGATCCTCTGATATTCCAACCCATGCACCATTTATAAATACTTTTACTTTACCATAAATATCTTTTACACAGATACTTGGGTTATCTATTGGTGTAACATTTGGCATAATATATTCATATAATGGAAGTGAATTGGAATAAATAGTGACATGAGTCATGTAGCTGAGATTTTTTACAATACCAACTGACTGTCCTTCTGGAGTATTGTGCACGGATAGGCCATCTTTTAAACAAAACCTACCTCGTTTATCGTGTAGTTGCCATCCGACATAAGGACCAATACCTGCTTCTTTTAAACTAAATTTACTACACATAAAGGATTTACTTCTTAACAGTTGAGTGTTGTCTTCAATAGGATTTAATTTTTTTCTTGGTAAAAGAGTTGGTATTTCAAACACTTTATTCCCAGTAATGGTTAGTTCTTTATATGTGCTGAATTTCTTCTCTTTACTTTTCTCATCTGTCCATTGACTTGTCCCTTCTTTAACACCACATGAAAATCCAAGAGACATTGCTAATGTATAAGCATCTTCTATAATCTGATAATTTGCAGGACCTTGACAAATACGAATTTCACGACCATTCGCACGGACAGAACCATCCGTATCTATTAATCCTGCTAATACTTTTAACCTTGTGTCTCTATCATTTGTAAGATATTCATTTGGGATATGTTTATTATTTAAAAGATTATATTTACGAAGATATTTTTTTAGAGGTGCTTCTTCTACTGTATTACATAATCCATTTTCTTGTGCTTCTTTATTTTTCTTGGAAACAATTGAGAAACTATATCTTTTGCCTTTTACAATCAATGAGCCATTCTCTCGAGCCCAATTTTCCCAGTAAGCTAAAGTCTCATGATCTGTTTTGAAATTTAAAGCAAAACCAGAACCAGTGCTTAGTCCATCTCCTAACCACATGCCAAGTAAATATGGATCCATTTCAACCTCTTTTTTTGGCCAATGAATACCTTCTGTTTTAAATAAAACTAAATTATCTTTTGTTTTTTCATTCAGTTTTAAATAATCCTCAATAGTTATATCAATCGTATCATCATCTTCCATTTTATTCACAAAATCTTCTGCTTCTTCTAAACAATTAAAAGATTTTTCTTGAAATATGACTTCTTTACGATTTAGAAATACCACTTTATAATTGATTTTTCTATCTTTTCTAGTTGATTTACGAATAGTTTTGTGACCACGTATTTTAAGAGTTAAAATATGATTGTCTGTTACTCTATGTTTCATGAAATTATGTTTATCTGGAATAACATCATACATATTTTTTAATCCAGAACATGTTGTGCGAACTGTTGTTGGATTTCCAAGATCATCCACTAAAACATCTCCAACAATTATATTTTTTGCAAGTTTACATGTTCCATCCCACATCAAAATGGGAGTCTCTGGATCAAAACATTCTGAAGGACATAAGAAACCCCAAGACGTATTATGCAGCTTACGAGGAGGAATTAATTTTCCACTTTTATCCGTCGGGGTTGCAATTCTTCTTGCATGACTTAAACTAGCAACATATGTTAATCGATTGAGAACCTGAGCAACTCCAACTTTGTTACTATTGGTATGTTTAATACCAAAATCACCAGTAGATAAAGCACGTTTTAATCCATTTTCAATAGTAGTTGATTTAATAATTTTATAAATATTGGTTAAATTAATAATATTTTCATAATCATCGGTGGATTTCCATGATCCTGTATTAATTTCACGAATAATTTGTTTTTCCATATCTTTCACTAATTTATTGAAATAATTACGAAATAAATTATTCAATAATGTTCCAGTTAAATCTACTCGTTTATTAACATAGGAATCACGATCATCCATTTTAATCAATTCAAAAGATGCTTGCAATACTTTATTGGTCATATAACCCAAGAAATATATTTTTTGAGCAACATTTTGACAATGTGGATATAAATCATTGTTTAAAATATCCATTGTAAAATCCTGTTTCTTTTTGATACCTGTTTCTTTATCCATATTAATCGGAGTATACATGACAAAACTTGTTATATAGCGAATACATTCTTCTTTCGTCAAATGCTTATTTGATTCAATAACAGAGGCTTGTAATGATTCCAACATTTTTTTATTATTACTATCATCTATATCTAATAAAATTTTCTCACAAATTTCTTTATCAGAAATCACACCCAACGCTCTAAAAACTATAAACAATGGAATTGGTTGTTTGACTCTAGGTATTTGCACATGAATCACATTTCCGAATCCATTGTTTTTAGAACTAATCATGACATTAATTTGTTTGGGAGAAATGCATTTAAAATCAGGAACCGATTTTAATTCAGCAATCCAATTATATTTTGTATTGTTTTTCGAGACATTAAAGCAATATACCTTGTTTTCTGCTGCTCTTTCTTGACCTAAAACAGTTTTCTCAGATCCATTAATAATAAAATATCCTCCTGCATCAAATTTACATTCACCTGTATGTGTATTTTCAACATGTTTGTATTGATTTAAAACACAAATATTGGATTTCAACATGATTGGTAATTTCCCAATATGCACTTTTGGTAATGTTTTATGAAATGTTTGTGTATTTTCTAACTCTTTACCTGTTCTAACAATATATTTTATATTAACATCAATTGTCATGGAAGATGCATAAGTAAAGTTACGAAGTCTTGCTTCTTGTGGAAACATTAACTTGATAGCACCATTGTTTTCATGAATTTGAGGACGGTAAATTTGAAAGTTTTCAAATGTAATATATACTTCAAGAGAATGTTTCTTTAAAACAGGATCATAATCTTGTTCCGAAGATATATTAACAGGATTAAACATTTCAATCGTTTTTATAATTTGGTATCCAACAAAATTATTATAGGATTCCAACTGATGTCTTACAAGTCTCTCTAAATGCTGACCTTTAAAATAAGAATCAATTAATACCCACGGATCCTCAATATATTGGTCATTATGTAAATCAAATAATTCCTTTTCCAAGTTATCAGAATTAGAATTAGCATTTGTATTATTATTAGTATTCATTTTCGTTTTCGATTTCTTAGATAAGTCTATATTTGATAACATAAGGTGGGTTATTTTACTAATCAATTTATTTTTATATTGTTTTTTTATAAAATCAAATCTTTATCATAATTATGTTATCAAAACATTTAATGGATGCTACCTTTTCTGCTCGACCTAAAATGTTAATTAAAGATTTGATGAAAGCGACTTCCTCTTCTCGTCCAAGATTGTTAATTAAAGATTTAATGAAGGCAACCTCCTCCTCTCGTCCTAAAATCCCAATTAAAGAAATGATGAATTCTGTTTCTAATAGCAAAAAGCAAAACCGAAAAAATACCAAAAAAAAACAACTAAAAAACGATACCTAAAATATTAGAAGAGAGAAGAGGAATGCATATTTTAAATTAATTATTGTAATTTGGAAATACTTATATAATTTGTGAATTCCTCTGGTAAATATTTTCTTGGTTTTAAGAAATGAATTAATATAAATATTCCTAATAAACCAACAAATATATATCTATTTTTATAAAAATACTCTTGAATTGTTGTAAAGTTCATATATATATTTATTTTATTATTTTTATAAATAAATATATTATTATACTATTTTTATAGTCTTCTTCTTTTACAATTACAAATAAAATAATATAAATGTATAATTAAATTATATGGAAAAGAATGTTAAATAGAAAATATAAATCGAATTTTAATAATGCTAGCAAAATCGATACTTATAATAAATTTTTAATTAGCTTAGATAAAAATTCAAATAAAATAGTGGAGGATAGAGGGAAAGAAAATAATAAAGACAAAGAAAATGAAAATAAGAAAGAAAAGGAATTCAATGAAGATAAAACTGGAGAGAAAAAAGATGTTGATTTAATGAAGAAAAAAATAGAAGAAATAATTAAATGTATTGAAGAAAGTTTACTGGAAGATAAAAATAATATAAGTTTAAGTAGTGGGATTTCTTATTCAGATAAATTTTTAAATAAATACCAAACAGATCCTAATCTTTATGAAGAGAGAAAAGATAAAATGGAAAATACAGAAGAAAAAAAAAAAGAAAGATATAGTAGATTTGATAAAGAAAAAGATAAAAGTGAAAAAAATATATTAGAAAAAGATCAAATTATAGTAAATATTCAAGCTGATATTAAAGGAATCCAGGATATTCTTCAATTAACAGAAACATATTCTATTGAACCACATATTAAATATAATATAAATATGGCAATGTTACATAAAATTAAAGAACCATTAAAAGAACTAGATAATATGATTGGAATGAAGAATTTGAAATCTAATTTATTAGATCAAATACTTTATTTTGCGCAACAACTTCATATAAATAAAAATAATAATGGGGAATATATGCATACTGTCATTTATGGTCCACCTGGAACTGGAAAGACCGAAATAGCTAAAATTATGGGGAAAATTTATGGAAATATTGGTGTTTTAAATAAAGGAGTATTTAAAAAAGTTACTCGAAGTGATTTAATTGCTGGATATCTTGGTCAAACAGCTATAAAAACAAAAGATGTAATTAAAGAATGTCTAGGTGGCGTTTTATTTATAGATGAAGCATATTCTCTCGGTAATAATGAAAAGAGAGATAGTTTCTCAAAAGAATGTATTGATACTTTATGTGAAGCTCTAAGTGACCATAAAGATAATTTAATGGTAATTATAGCTGGTTATGAAGAGGAATTAAAAGAGTGTTTTTTTAATTATAACCAAGGATTAGATTCAAGATTTACCTGGCGTTTTAAAACAGACCAATATAAAGGAATAGATTTATGTGATATTTTTTTAAAAAAAATACATGAAATAGGATGGACTACTTCCATTATGAAAACAATATTAATTGAATGGTTTGAAAAAAATATACTTTATTTTGCATTTTATGGTAGGGATATTGAAACCCTTTTAGCAAAAATAAAAATTTCTCATAGTAAACGAGTATTTTGTAAACCAGAAAATGAAAAAAAAATAATTTTATTACAGGATTTAGAAAAAGGTTTTGAAATGTTTTTAAGCAATGATAATGTAAAAAATAGAAAAGATTCTCATACAAGAAAAGAAATGTTACAATCCATTTATATTTAAAATTAAAACTACGATTCGATTCTATATTATATTTTTTTAATAAATTCAATTAATTCCTTATTGGTTGTTTTTATAAAATTGTTTTACGTTTATAATTATAATATCTATGTCCACTAGTAAAACTATTGAAATAAATCCACTTTTATTTAATTTAAATGGTTTTTCAAAAACTAAAAAAAATAGAGGAGAAAAGAAAACGAGATCTTCTTCTATTCCTTTGATATCTCCCAATATATTGAAAAACAAATTATTAAAAAGAATTAAAGAATATAAAGTGAATGAGCATAAAGCAAATGAATACAATCATTTAGATAAACCTAAAAATAACCATACTTTAGATGATGATAAAAAAATAGAATTGGGAAAATTTACAGATGAATTTAATGATTCTATTGAATATTTACAAACTCTATCTAAACAAAAAAAAATAAACGATGAAAAAAGAAATTATGAAACTAATATGCAAAAAAAGAGAGAAGAATTATTTAAAAAAACTATAAAACAGCCCTATTCTTTGACTAGTTTATCGAATAATTATAATTCAAATACTTCACTACCAAATGTAAATTTAGATCTTCCTGATGAATTAAAAGAATCATTACCTCAAGTTAAAAATGATTTTTTTAAAAACATTCCAAATGAGAATCAAATAAAAATTAATTATAAAGTAGATGATAATGTGCCGTATGGAATATTAAAGGGTGGGATGAAACCTACCTATAGAGATTGGAATAAAACACAGAGAAAAATTTCAGGAGAAATTATACAAAATCAGAATTCTTGTTCATCTTCTATAATTTCGAATCCTTTAATGAATGAAAGAGAGAAAAAATTATCTATGTTGAAAGAAAAATTAAAACAAAAACAATTGCATATTCAAAACCAAAAAAATATTATAACACATAATCAAGATAAAATACAAGAATCGTATACCACAATTCCACAAACAAATACAATTAATAATAATGAAAATATATTAAAATCAAGTATTCCTATTCCTTCTAATAAAGATTCTTTAGTAGAAAATTCTTCTTTTAAAATAAAAAATACACATTCTCAAAATAATGATTCCAATAATAAAATGAATAATTTACCAATTCATAAACAAATTATTAAAAAAACAATTCGTAAAAAATATACTGTTGGAAAATCAAAAACTCAAAAAAAAGTTTCTGTTTTATTAAAAGACAGACATACTAGAAAACGAATTATTGCTGCTCAACGTGATTTAAAAAAAAAACCACTGAATGATGTAAAGATTTATTTAAGAAATCATAATTTAATTAAAGTTGGTAGTAGTGCACCAAATGATGTTTTAAGAAAATTATATGAAACTTCCATGTTGACAGGAGAAATTACTAATTCAAACCAAGATACTTTATTACATAATTTTATGAAAACAGAAGAAGAATCTTTTCTTTCATAAATGAAATATATATAAATAAAATATAATCTTTGGTTAGATTAATATGGAAACAATTAATAATAAATTACCTCCTTATGCTTACCAATTTTTTAATAAATTAAGTAATTATTTAGATTTAAAACTCTATTTTTACGGTAGTGTTCAACGAAAAGATTATTTTCCTCAAGAAAGTGATATTGATGTTGGTATATTTACTGATAATGTTTATAGCACTATTACCAAAATGCAGATATTTTTAAATAAACCAAGACATAAATTTAAAAAATTAGTTTGGAGATTAAATATTAATAATCAACTTGTAACTGGATATAAAGTAACTTATAAAGAACCTGAAAATAATCTAATTACAGAATTTTCTATTTATGATGAAAAATACAAGGAGGGAATTATTATGGAATATAATCGAAAAAAAGAATTACCTTTTTATGCATCCCAATTACTCATTCTTTTAAAATTCTTTTTTTATCAATTAAAAATAATTTCTTATACCTGCTATAGTGATTGGAAAAAATTTATTTTATCTCATATGATTGGTATTCAAGATGGGGAATTTATTGTCATTGATTTAAAAGAAGACGATGAAACCGATAATAAACAATAATAAATAGGTTTATAATTACATTATTGTTTATCAAAGGAAGAATGAGAATATTTAAATATTTATTTATTTGTTATATATATTTAAATATTTAAATACTAATTTATTTTTTAGATTTGTAAACTGGAATGTTTAGAATAAAGTTTTTTTAAAATTCATTTTTCGTTATTAATTTAGTGCGTTCACATTTTAACGATTGTAATAAAAAAAATAATTTAAAAAAATGCGTTGCAAATGAATATTCTTATTATTATTTATTTATTTTATTTTAATAATGTATTTATTACTTTATTTTACAAATTAATACATTATTTTACTAATTAATACTTTATTTTAGAAAATTATTTTCTTGAACAATTGTATAATGACTGGTTCTACTCCTGTATCTACTACTGTAACTACAGAAATGTTGGCAGCTTATGTTTGTCAACAGATGCTTTTAACAAATGTTAATACAGATACTATTAAACTAACTAAATTTTTTACTGATATGATAGATGCGTTTGGTCTTAAAACTACTTGGGAAGCTGTAATTAATATTAATTATGATGATTATTATGCTTCTAATGGATCTGATGAACCTGCAACAGTTTATACAAAAACTCTTTTATTACAATCACTAAGTGAGGGATTTGTTTCTACTAATCCTGATGTTTTAGATCAACTTATGAAGTTAGGTGCTATTACAGGATCAGGGAAACTTTTTTCTAGTTTAATTGATTTATTTAACAATACACCAACTGGTCAAATTCAAACTTTGTTTCCTAGTTTACAAGCTACATCAGTTTTCACAACTACAATTGCTCCAACAGGTATGGGAGCACCAGTTTTAACTATTGGCTCAAATATCGATTTAGGTAATATTGGTAACTGGAATACATATTCATTAACATTAACAATATCTACAGAAACTCGTATCAGAGAAATTGATGTGTCTGGTCTTTTAAATGCATATTATGTTGCTGCAAGTAGTGTATATGCAACTGCTTCTTATACTCTATCTAGTTCTACTTATACTGTCACTTTATCAGGTGGATTTCAAAAACTATTGGTTGGTTCTGTAACAAATGATATAGAATATGCAATTACTAATACTCCTCCTTATACTCAAGTCACAAATATTGCTCAAGCTATCAATGGCCCATCACTCTTATATACCAATTCTTATAATGAGTTTCTTACAAATGTTAATAGTGTTACATTAAATAATATTTTTAAGGCAAATTATAGTTGGCAATTACCTTTTTTTAATGCAAATTTTTTATCTAGTTTATCTACTGTTTATTCTGCAGCGAGCACTATTAATGCCTTTAGTCCAATAACTATATCTAATATTCAATTATTTGTTGGAACACAAAATTTTATTAGTCCAAACTATGATATTCCATCCTATAATAATTTATCAGTTTCTGGAGATGTTAATGTAACATCTTCATATGGTCCAAATTATGTTTTTTACAATTTGTCAAATCAATTAGGTTATTCTGCTGATGATATAATTAAGACTTTCCCATATATTTCTCCAGTTAGTCCAGCTTATAGTAGAAATAATTATCTTGATTTTGACTATATCGCTGGATTTAAAGGATATATCTCTACTAATTATACCTTAACTCAAAGATTAGGCCAATTAAGAACATCAGGAACAGGACTTACACCAGTTAATTATTTATTAAATAAAAATGATAAAGCTATTAGTATTGCAAATATTTTAATTGGTCAACCAGGAGACTCGATAAATTATTTAGTTACACCACTAACTCAAACACCATCTACTGCTGTTCCCCCTGCTTTCACAAATCCATCAAACACAAATCTAAAGCAAGATGGAGCAATATATACAACTTTTAATTTAACTAGCCCAAGTGTTACTGACTTAACTACTTTTTCATATAATGATTTTATTAATGTTACTGATCCATCAAATTCATTCTTAAATCCTATATGCGGAAATTATTACGTAAATTCAGCTTTTAAGGTAAATTCTAGAGGAGTAGCTGCCCCATTCACAACCGCAGCAGTAACAACTGCTCCTATTTTTAATAAAACTAATCTTAATGAAATTTACAAAACTTTATCTGCTGGAGATGAATCACTGTATTTTAAGATTATTCTTAATAACTTATCAAACTATACAATTGGAAGTTTTAATAGTCTAATGACAGAAATTGATAATTTAATTGATCTAAGCATTAGTAGTAAAATTACTAATCCTGAACTATCTGTTTTATCATTACCAACTGGCTCATGGTCCCCACAATCTGCTGCAGGTGAGTCATTCCCAATAACTTTACTTTCATTATACCATTATTGGTCTTTAAATAATACTAAGGCGCAAATTAATTTATATAATTGTTTAAGAACACCATCCATAAATCAAACTATGGTTTCAAATGCAATTAAATCATTACAATCATCTAATAACGCTGAATTAATATTTGGCTCAAATCAAAAGGTTGGTACAAATGCAACATCGGTTATGAAAGATAATCTAATTGCATTAGATCCCCATCTACCAGCAGGTTTAATAAGTAATGGAGCTATTGGAGGAGTAGTAGCTGGTCAATCAACCACTACATTTACATCTGCAATAATTCTATCTTTTATTTATTCAAATCAACAATCAAATACCGATCCTTCAGGTAATTCTAACCAATCCAAATTTTATGATATACTTGATAATGCTTCAACTGATAATGGGTTTAACTTAATAACAAATGCAATGAAAGTTCAATCAAGCTATTTGGATGTTGTGTTATTTGAAGACCTGGTTATGTTATATGCAAATAAAAACCCTACTACTGTTGCAAATAATTTTATTAATGCAGGAGCTCCGGTTATTGCTATGCCAACGACTGTTGGAGGACTTGCATTATTAAACCCTTTTAAAACATGGTTTTATACCTTTAGTAAGAAAATTTCTTTTTTAAAATATTTACCACCAACTGTTATACCTTTTCTTTTAACATGGACTATATCTAAATATCAAGTTAATAAATTTACAGGAGTAATAGATACTGAAGCTACAAAAACATTATTATATAGTGCTTCTGAATTTAAATATGGTTTTAGTTTATCAGATGCTCAATATGAAGATCTATTAAGCAGTGCAGGGTGGACATTTAGTGAAAATTAAGTATAAAAAAAAATAAATAATTATAAAAGAAAATAAAAAATAAATAATATTATCTGTAAACAATCTATAATATTATTTTAAAGGTAAATAAAGATATAATGACATAGAATACTAATCAATCAACCTATGGCATTAATAAAAGAATATTTTAAATTAACACAAGAATATCAAAAGGATTATGGAGAAAATACCATTTTATTAATGTTAGTTGGGAGTTTTTTTGAAGTTTATGGAGTCCTAGATAAAAAAACAAATACTATTATTAAAAGTAAAATTGTAGATTTTGGAAAAATATGTGATTTAAATATTGTGAATAAAAATTCTTCTGTTGAAGAAGAAGAGGATGATGATGATGAATTAGAATTAAATATAAAAGAAAAAGGTAAAACAAATAAAAAAAAATATGTTAAAAAAGATAATATATTAGATAATATATTAGATAATAAAAAACTTTTAGATAATGAAAAGGAAAAACTTCCTGTTGTCATGGCCGGTTTTAAAGACATTATGATTGAAAAATATATTAAAAAAATTCAAGAAGCAGGATTTACAGTAGTTGTTTATTTACAAGATGAATCAGGAAAAAATACAACTCGATCTCTGCATGGTATTTATAGTCCAGGAACTTATTTTTCTAATGATTCTCAACAATTAACAAATAATATACTTTGTATTTGGGTTGATTATATTCATTCATCTATTTTTAATAAAGAAAAACAAGTAGTAGTTGGAATGGCAAATTTAGATATTTTTACTGGAAAGACAAGTATGTTTCAATTTCAAGAAAAATACAGGAATAATCCTACGACATATGATGAATTAGAGAGATTTGTTTCTATTTATAAACCAAGTGAAGTAGTTTTTATTTCCAATTTAGTTGAAAAGGAAATGGAGGATATATTAAATTTTATTAATATTTCCTGCAAAGCCATTCATAAGATTCATATTTCGGATCATTTACCTAATCAAGAAAAGAATAAATTTTATGAAAAAGCAAAAAATTGTGAAAAACAAATTTATCAAAAAGAAATAATACATAAATTTTACAAGGATACTGAAAAAGATAAAGATACAGAAATCTTTTTTCAACATTTTTATGAACATCATATTGCTAGTCAAGCTTTTTGTTTTTTATTAGATTTTGCCTATCAACATAATCCATCTCTTTTACAAAAGATTTCTGAACCTGTCTTTGAAAATTGTTCTGATCGACTTATACTAGCAAATCATTCTTTAAAACAATTAAATATTATAGATGATCACCACTACACAGGTAAATATTCATCCGTTATAAAACTATTAAATATTTGTCTTACCCCTATGGGAAAAAGAAAATTTACTGATTTATTTTTAAATCCTTCTATTAATACATCCTATTTACAACGTGAATACGATATTACTGAATATATTATTAATATAGAAAATGATTTTTTACATTCATCATCCCAAAAATATAATGAAATAAAAGAATTTCTCTCTTTTATAAAAGATATTTCCAAATTTGGAAGACAATTATATTTGAAAAAGATCTCACCAAAGTTTATTTATCAAATCTATGAAAATATAAAAATTACTTTAAAAATGTATGATATTTTTTATCAAGACAAAACGATAATGAAATATTTATCTTTTTTTATAAAAGACGTAAATAGGATAAAAGACATTGGAAATGAAGTTCTTCTTTTTATTCAAAGTCATATGAATTTAGAATTAGCAAAAGAAATAGATTGTATTCAGAATTTTGATACTAATTTTATTCAACTTGGTGTAGATCAAAAATTAGATGAAAATAGTGAATGTATTCTTGAGTCATGGGATCAATTAAATGCAATAAGAAAATATTTAAATCAATGTATAGATAATGTTGAAAATAAAAAATCGTGTAAATCTTCTTCTTCTAAATATGAAAATGCCAAACAAAATGTTACTGAATATATCAAAATTCATGAAACCGAAAAGAATAATATTAGTTTTATATGCACAAGTAGAAGATGTAAATTATTAGAATCTGTTTTACCAAAAGTAACTTCTTCCATTACGATTTCATATATATCTTCTTTCTCTCAAAAACAAAAAACACTAGAATTTATTATAGGAAAATCAATATTTGAATTTTCAAAACAAAGTAGTTCTAATAATTTTATTTCAAACGAAATAATAGATAAATTATGTAAAAATATAACTACTATTAAGCTTTTACAAAAAGAAAATATAACAAAAGTTTTTCATAATATTTTAGAAAAAATGGAATCTTATCAATCCCACTTGGAAAGTGTTATTGAATTTATTACCTATGTCGATGTCATTTATGCAAAAAGTCAAATTGCCCAAAAATATAATTATTGTAAACCAATCATGGATTTAGAGGCAGAAAAATCATTTGTTCAAGTAGAAAATCTGAGACATTGTTTAATTGAACATTTACAAACTAATGAAATCTATGTAACGAATGACATATCTTTGGGATTTGATAATGGAAACAGGGGTGATGTTAATGGAGTTTTATTATATGGAACGAATGCAGTAGGAAAAACAAGTTTTATAAGAGCATTAGGTATATCTATTGTAATGGCACAATCTGGTTTATTTGTTCCTGCTACTAAATTTTTATTTAAACCATATCATTATTTATTTACTCGTATTATTGGAAACGATAATATATTCAAAGGTCTCTCAACTTTTGCTGTCGAGATGTCTGAATTAAGAACTATATTGAGATTAGCAGATAAAAATAGTTTAATATTAGGAGATGAATTATGCTCTGGGACAGAAAATAGTTCAGCTATAAGTATTTTTGTTGCAGGAATACAAAATCTATATGAAAAGAAAAGTAGTTTTATATTTGCTACACATTTGCATGAAATAAATGACTATGAAGAAATACGTAATTTAAAAACGGTTGTTTTGAAACATATGGCTGTTGTTTATGATAAAGAAAGAGATTTATTAGTATATGATAGGAAATTGAAAGATGGTCCAGGAAATAATATGTATGGTTTAGAAGTTTGTAAATCACTTGGATTACCAACTGAATTTTTAGAGAGAGCGTATGAAATCAGAATGAAATATAATAAAGATGCAAATACAAATAGTATTCTTTCTCTCAAAACATCCCATTTCAATTCTCAAAAGATAGTCAATGTTTGTGAAAGTTGTGGAGAAAATTTAGGAAAAGAAGTGCATCATTTGCAACATCAAAAAGAAGCAGATGAAAATGGAATTATTAAAAAAAATGGATCTACTTTTCATAAAAACAATTTAGCTAATTTGATTTCTTTATGTGAAGATTGTCATGATAAAATCCATAAAAACAAAAAACAACATAAAAAAAGTAAAACTACGGATGGTAAATATGTTTTACGAGAAACATAATGAAATAACTAAAAAAAATTGCATATGAGAAAGGATATAAAAAGTTTTCATTTATGCAATATAATAAACAAATGATTATTAAAAAGTATCAATATTATACAGCAATTATTGGTTATACAGGTTGGTGTGGATTAGGATTTATCCGTGGAACAAACTCTTATAAATATAGTCATAATAAAAATAGTAATAATAAATATGAAAAAAAGGAACCATATTTATATTCAGATTCCATAATTCATGGTCTTTTTGGAATAATAATCTATGGGAATCCAGCTTTATTACCAATAATGATACATAAAGAGATTTATAGATTAGAAATTAATGTAAGAAATTTAGAAGATGAAAAAAAGAATAAATATTATAATGAATTATTATAATGAATTATTATAATGAATTAATATAAATTTTAATATAATTTAAAAAAATAGATAATATTTATTATAATACTACTCCTTTTATATGATTAAAAAATCAAATACTAATGAAAATTCGATATTTGCAAATTTACCGTTTGATTTAATAAAAGAAATTTTATTATATGATTCTCATTTTGTTCTTAGAAATAAGAGATTCATATTTATTGATAAAATATTAAAATCAGATTTTCGTTTTAAACTCTACAATTCTATTCCAAAAGTATATGAATTAGCTCCTAATAGTTGGAGTGTTGTTTTTTTAGGAAAAGAAAAAAGATATGTTTTACGACATTATTTAAGACCAACACAAATATGGGAATATAGTTTTGTAGTATATTCTAAAGATCCACATATGAATATAATGAATACCATACCAGATTCCATGATTTATATACCATTGTTTAAAGAGCATTTTCAATAACTGTTGCTTTTTAATTTTCTATTTTATATAAAAAAAAAAAAAAAATTACTTTTATATAAAATTTAATAATTCATTTAATAATTTCTTCTCGATTTATTTTTTCTTGATTTTCTCGATTTTTTACTACCACGACGTTTAGGTGTATTTTTTTGAATAATAACTACTTTTTTTACTGTATTTACTCCATTTTTTATACCATTCATTCCCATATCAAATCCAGTTGCTAAAGTTCCATATACTTGTGAGAATCCTTTTTTCACTAAAGGCACTGTTCCTGTTGCAACATTTTGAACAGTAGATCCTACTTTTTGTATTCCTGATTGAACACCAGGTATTATTTTAGAAGTATTATTTTTTACGGATTTAAAAAAACCAACATTATGTTTTTTTGTTCTATGTCTACGACTTTTATATGCCATTATAAATTAGGTATATATAAAATATTTACTTTTATTATAAAATGGGGTTTTTTACGTTAAATTATATATTAAAATTAGCAGGAGCAGTTTTAATCATTTTGGCTCTCATGACATTTTTACATGTTTCTGGATTAAACGAAAAAAAAGAAGATATATTTCCTCAACATAATATAACTCAAGTAGCAACTATTGAAACAATGGATACTATTAATAATAGTCCAGCATCAGATTTTTGTATGAGTTTAAAAGGGAAAAGCGATGAATTAAATAATAAATGCCAGTTTCTAACGAAAAAAAACTGTGGAAAATTATCATGTTGCGGATGGTTAAATGATTCAACATGTGTTGCGGGCGATGCTAGTGGTCCAACTTATCAAACAACAACTGATGGAACAAAGATTCCTATTGATTCTTATTACTATGAAAATAAATGTCATGGACCTAAATGTTGAACGATCGAAGTCGTAAGAAAAAATAATATTCCTCCCCAAATAGTATCCATAATTACAGTTTTATAAGACCAATTAGAAAATAAACTCCAATTCGTTGTTTCATAAACTCCATAAACAAAAATTCCTAAGAAAAAAGCTTCTAGAGGGGTTTTCTTTTGACTAATAATAAAATAATTTAATCCTAGAACTAAAAGAAGATAACAACAAAAAGTTCCAAATATATTGATGTTTAATATTGATTTTTGAACTTTTTTAATTTGATTTTCAAAATAAGATTTTACAGAAAATAAATACATAAAATCAATAGTTACCATTACTAATGCTGTTTTAAAAAAAGATGTCATCATAATATTTTATATTATATATAAATATAAATATAAATAAAATAATAAAATTAAATTGATTTAATAATTTATATATAAATAGTAAACTATTTACAATATAATATAATTATGGAGAAGGAAGAAACAGATATAAACATAGTTATTACTTGTCCCCATTGTTTAAACTTTGTAATAATAGAAAAATTACAATGTGGTATATTTCGTCATGGTGTTTTAATTAAAACTGGAAAACAAATAGATCCACATGCGAATAAAGAATTATGTGATTATTATATAAAAAATAATAAAATATATGGTTGTGGAAAACCATATCAAGTGATAAAAGAAGGAGAAGAATATAAGGCCATTATTTGTGAATATATATAAAAAAATTAGTATTAGAAAAGTTTATTTTTAGAAATCGTGTGTTAAAAATCATGTTCCGTATAAAAAACAAAATGTATTGATTTATCTTTTAATACAGTTGAATATTCATATTCATCTTTATATTTTTTTAATACAGTTTCCATCCATTTTAAAGCAACTTCCATTTCCTCGTAAGCTTCCTTTTCTTCCTCAGTTAAAGTGGTTTCCAACAATTGTTTTTTCATTTCATTGATAACCGATAAATTTAAAACAGTATAACTTTCTTTTCCATTACTTATTCTTTTTTCAAGCTTATAATGTTCATCATATCCACTATATTTGTAATTTTCTAAGGAAAAATCGTTTTTATAATATCTCAATTTTCCAAGGTAAAGTTGTTCCAAAATCTTTTTAGAATTATCAGATAAAAGCAACGTATGTTCATCACCTGCCATTAATATATATATACTTTTTTCTTTATATTATAAAGGGTTGGATTTTTATTTTTCATATTAAAATAAAAAATTGAATAAAAAGAAAAACATAATAAGAATAATAATCTAAGTTATATTATAAGAAATGATTATACCAATACGTTGTTTTACATGCTCCATGGTAATAGCAGATAAATATAGATATTACGTGGAAGAAGTGCGTAAAAGAAAATTAGCAAAATCCCAAGTGGAAAAAGTTATTTATTTAACAAAAGAGTTCCATGATAAAACACCTGAGGGTGAAGTAATGGATGAACTTGGATTGACCAAAATGTGTTGTCGTAGACATTGTCTTACACATGTAGATATTGAATAATTTCTTGATATATAATATAAAATGCCAAGCAATAAAAAAAGAACTGGTAAAAAAACAAAAGGTGTAAAAAAATATAGACATGTAAATAAAAGATCTAGAAGAAATAAAACTGGAGGTAATCCTTATTTAGCATATACAGGAAGAGGAGGGTCTACAAGTGGAGATATATTAACAAAACCTGCTTTAACTACAAATACAAATGGCATAGATAAAACAAACCCTTCTACGGGTCCTTCTTCTCAACCTAATGGAACTTCTTTTTCTTTATCATCTTCTAATTTACGAGGAGGAGGATGTGGATGTAATTCACCAATTCAACCCCCTGTTCAAATGGGAGGAAGAAACCATAGAAATGGATGTAAATGTAGTAATTGCAAACAAACAGGAGGGTCCTATGGAAAATACCCTGATGGATTAGTTGGTTCTAACTGGGGAGTATCCCCGAGTAGTTGGCCAGGAGTAGATGGAATATCAGGTGATAGAAATTATTTAGCATTAAATACATATAATAATGATATCACAAGACAAATGACAAATACAAGTCCTCCAGGTTTACCTCTTTTAAAAGGAGGAAAAAAAACGCTAAAAAATAGAAAACAAAAGGGGGGTGTATTATCTAACTTTTTAACACAAGATTTAATTAATTTAGGAAGACAATTCCAGTATGATGTTGGATCAGCATATAATGGGATTCGAGGTTACCAAGCTCCAGTGAACCCTTTGCCATGGAAAGATCAATTATCTACCACACCAGGTAATATGAATGCATTAAAATATTTATAATAATTTTTAAATACTAAATCCTTTTTTTCTGGTTATATTCTATAATGTCCTTTCCTCGAAAATTTAAAGACTTATGTAGTCCTGCTATGTTTTATTTTGTTATTTCAATTATAGCAATGGTAATTGTATTATTACAAAATTTAACTAGTAATAAAATTTATAGAATTGGATCATTTTCAACTCAAGTTCCAAATACTGCATTAATATTTGTTATTAAATTAATCTATATTATATTTTGGACATGGATTTTGAATTTAATATGTAAGGATGGTTACACAGGTATTTCATGGTTATTAGTTTTGTTACCATGGATATTATTATTTGTGCTTTTAGGGTTAGTCATGGTTACTGGTAAAAAATAAATTATTTTATAATGAAGAAAAGAATATATTTTCATGATAATATATATCATGAAAATAGAAAATGGAGTTTCTTATCAAAAAAATGGATGGAAATATGTGCAAGTAAAAGGAAATGCGAAAGAGAGAGGGTATGCATATGGTTATTTATGTGCACAAGAGTTTAAAGAAATACAGAAAATGCTGGCATTTAATATGTATGAGTCTTATGGAAAATCATGGGAATATTTTATAGAAGAAGTTAATACAGATTTTAAAACAATGACAAAAACAGAATATCCTGAATTTTATCAAGAAATGGAAGGTATAGCAAATGGATGTTCGGATGCTGGAACTGAAACAAATATAGATGAAATTCTTGCATGGAATTTTTATTTATCAATACCTTATTGGTATTCAACACGATCGGATAGTAGAGGAGGGAAAGAAGGAGGTGGAGCCAAAGATAGATGTAGTGCTTTCATGGCAGTAGGAGATTTTACTCAAGATGGGAAAATTGTATGTGCTCATAATTCTTTTTGTGATTTTATTGATGGGCAATTTTCAAATATTGTTTTAGATCTTAACCCTGAAAAAGGCCATAGATTTATTATGCAAACATCTCCTTGTTGGATATGGAGTGGAACTGATTTTTTTGTTACAGGAAAAGGAATAATTGGAACAGAAACAACCATTGGTGGGTTTTTTCCTTATGAAAGAAAAATACCTATTGGATATAGAATACGTCAAGCAATGCAATATGGAAATACATTAGATGATTATGTAAAAATACTTTTAAAAGGAAATTCAGGTGATTATGCAAATTCATGGTTATTTGGAGATACCAATACCAATGAAATACTTAGAATCGAATTAGGTTTAAAATATCATAATGTGGAGAGAACGAAAAATGGTGTATTTATAGGATTTAATGCTACTTATGATCCAAGAATTCGAAATATTGAATGTGTTGGACAAGGGTTTTATGATATACGAAGACATCAAGGAGCAAGATTAGTGAGACTTGGTGAATTAATTGATAAATATAAAGGAAAATTAAATATAGAAGTCGCTAAAAAAATTATATCTGATCATTATGATGTTTATTTACATAAAGAAAATCCTTGTTCTAGAACTGTTTGTTCTCACTATGATTTAGATCCACGTCAATTCATGTCACAAGTAAATAGACCAAAACCCTTTGCACCTCATGGAGCTGTCGATGGTTGTGTAGTTGATAGTAAAATGGCAAAAAATATGTCTTTCTTGGGCAGATTTGGAAATTCATGTGGTATACCATTTAAAAAGAATGAGTTTTGTAATAAAAATAGACAATATGATATTTACCGACCATATTTACACGACCGTTTAACTCAACCATGGACAGAATTAAATAGTTTAAAAACAATACCTAATAATCGTAAAACAAGGAAAATTAGAAAATCTGAAAAAGCATAAAATTATATTAATATTGTAAAAAAAAGATTTTAAAAAAAGATTATAAAAACATAATATTAAATAATAAATATTATGTTTACCAAAACACAGTTGCAAAATATGAATGCGGATAAAAAATACTCTTCTTTTGGATGGATTAAAAATATAAATTATTTAGATGATAATAAAATGTATACATTATCTTCGACCGGTCATGCAACAATAAGTAATGGTAGAGAATATGAAGCAATCCCTGTTAATACAAATAAGAAATTTAACAAATAAAAATAAGTTTATTTCAAATGAGCAGTTGGAATAGGAAAGTTTTTGAAACTATTTTTTCTCTCTTGTTTATAAATAATATGTTTTATCCTTTTGCATAATTCGTCGTATTTTTGTTCTAATTCCAACTCTGTTTCACAAGTTAAATCTATATACATCATACATCCTAATGCTGCTCCTAATTCACCTTTCCATTTTTTTTGATCTTTCAAATCATGATCCATAATAACAGGAATCATGTTTTGAGGTCCTAATTGATTTACTGCATATGAAAATTCATATTTACAATTATCTTTCATATCTATTCCATTTACTTTATCTCGATATTCTTTCGTTATGAAAACAATAGCACATTTCGTATTATCAATTCCTTCTGCCATTTTAAACCTAATATTACCACTTAATTGATTTTCATCAAACCAAGTATTCAATCCCCTATATTTTAAAGCATAATTTACTAATTTTACTTTTTCATGATTAATATTTTTTTCCCCCCAATTATGTGTTAAAAAACAATGAGTTTGAATTAAAGAATTACTAGAATTAGAACTTGGTCTATTTAAATTATTCATATTTGATAATGAATGATTAGATATACATCGTGAAATAGAATTTTCTAATTTTAAATCAATATTAGTAATAGTAGGTAAAAAATGATTCTTTTCATTTAAAGAATTAGAAATAGTATTTCTTCTTTTATTACCATTTATGCACGGTATAGCATGGTTATTGGTAATTAACCAATTATTAATATTTATTTTGTCTATAAAAATAATTGCATATAACCTTCCCTGTTTATCTGTTGTTATTGATTCTATTTCAATTATTTTACCGTAGATCCATTTATATAATGCATCCTTCGCCAATTTTTGGTGATCAATATTTTTCTTTAAAGAAACCATTTTAGAACAAGAAATTCCATCCAAGTATAAATTAAAATAATAAAATGGTGCAGAATCAATTGTTTCATTAAATAAAGGTATTTTAGTTACTACAGTAATATGATCTCCTGAATACACCTTTACTACTTTTGCATAATAAATTGTTGGAATAAAATTGTATTTTTCCTCATTTGGTTCATCATATTTATTCCAGTTAATCGTTTTTTGTAAATGAATCATTTATATAAATAAAATAAATTATTTTATATAAATGGTCTTTATAAGCAATTTTAAAAAGCAATATTATTCTTGGTGAAATATAAAATAAAAACATATAAAGGAACTTGTAAATCAGTGTGGATCAATAATATCAGTTATGCTTTAAAAAGTAAAATGAACTCACTTAAACTAACCAAGAAACAAAGATAAACGAATCGAAAAAATTACTTTAAAAAATAAATAAGTAATTACACTTTGTGTCTATTCATTAAACCCAGTAGTTAGAATAAGAATACTGTTATGAAATGTAAAAATAAAATAAAATAAATTATATAACTGAATATGTTATTTCGGTATATTTTTTATAAATAGTATAAATACATAAATCGTCATAATTTGTATAATTTAAAGGTTTATTAACTTTTATATGAACATTAAAACTAAAATTATCTGTATTTTTAAAATTTTCGTTAAAAAAACTAATAAAGTTAGGATAATGTTTTAATAAAGTTAAATGGCTATGTGTTATTTCTATATTATTTTTAAATAATTTATTATTTACAAAATTATAATTCCATCTATATTCTTTTATATCATTCTTTAAAATATCATCTTTAATATTCCAATCTATTCCACAACAAATATTTCTCCAATCAAATATTCCTATATTTTTTTTTAAAACAAAATCTAATAGATTTTTTCCAGCATAATATTTTACATTATTATTATTATCGTTGTAAATGTTCAAATGTTTTAATTGATTATCTAGTATATTATTTTTAAACCACCACATTTCATCTACTTTACATACATATTTATCATTTAAAATATTTTCATAATTTTCAATTTGTTTATAAAAATCTAATAAATTATTTTTAAAAATCATTAATGGACCAAAAGTTTGAAAACCGTTACTATATATATCTTTTCCAGGATTTTTTTCTATAAAGTATTCTATATCTCCCATTATCATATCAATATCACTCCAACCCCAATAATCATATTTGTTATTTATAAATTGTTTAAATAAAAATCCATATAATGGTTTAATATCGACAATTTTCATAGCATTTTTAATTTTTACATTAAAGTTAGTTTCTCTATTTAAATAAACATTAAAATCTTCCATAGTCATAAAAATTGTTTTTATATTATTTGGCATATTATTTAATATTTGATCACTTATAAGTAAAAAATCATAATTCATGTTTTTTATACTTGATAACCATATATTAAAATAATGTGGTAATTGACCAAACCAAATATTAATTAATAATAATTTTTTTTTAAAAAATAGTTGATTTAATAATATATTTGATTTTATAGATGAATCATTATTTGATTGGATTGTAGAACCAGTATAAATATTATAAGAAATTAAAGGAGGAACTAATGACATTGTATTACAATTTTCATAAATAAAATAATCGGCTGGTGTTAATATAGTATTATTATTTTCAAATATATTTATTATTTTTAAACGAGCCTCATAAGAAATAATATAACAACATGTTGACCATAAAGAAAAATATGGATAATTTTTATTAAAATACTCATTCCAATTTATCAAACCAGGATTTTCTGTTGACAATTTATTCTTCACTATACAATCTTTATAATGTTTATCATTTTCTGAAATAATAGTGCTCAATTGAATACAATCATATTTACTAATGTTTTTATTTAAATAGGTTAAAACATTATTATTCATCCAACTAATTAAATCTGCATCATCTTCCATAACAATTATGTAGGGCTCTTTTTTAATTAACGACTCTTTGAATACCTTTATATGTGAAAATAAACATCCTAATTCTGAATTTGACATTATTTGATTAGTAAACTTATTTTTTTTAGTTTTATATATAGATGTATTAGTCAATTTTTTACCATAAATACCAGATATTCTA